AATTTCATAAATCTCATACCATAGTCTCTAACTTCATAGTGGTCTATATAGTTAGGTTTAGGTTCGTTGAGATTGAATGTGTAAAATTCTTTTTCCATATAATTATATATCTTTTAGGTTTTCATAAAGATTACATACGTGATTCCAATCACATATATAAATCACCTTACCATTTAATCTTGCTTCTTCTATTGTATCATAAAAGGCAAGTCTTCCATCTTCTGTTTCTATTGCGTAGTATATCATAAAATTATATCTATTAAGTAATGATTTAAGGCAACGCTATCTGTTCCAAGCGATTTAATTATTGCGAAATTAATCCAAAATTGGTTTGCTGTATTTATAGATAGAGTTGTTGTCGTTGGGTCTATCGTGTTTGAACCTTCATATATAGAGTTACCAAATATCTGCATGAAAAATCTTTGAGATGATAAGTTATTTTGATTAGAGATTGTTTTAACAGTACCTGCTTGCCTCTGAGTTGATGCAAGAGATAACAATCTACTAAATTCACCAGTGGTAGTATCAGTTGCACTTACAGATGTCATATAGCTTCTAAATCCCCATGTTTGAGAAGCGGTTGCAGTTGCTATATAAAAAGAACTAACTTCTATTCTACTATTTGTACTCATTAATGCAGATGGTATATTAACAGAAGCAACTACGGTTAGAGCAGTTGTGTTTCCTGACAATGTATTACTTCCTGATGAATATGTGATTCTACCAGTCCATCTTGTTCCGTTCCAAGTTAGTAATGAACCACCATTTCCTAAATCAGTTGCAAAATATATTTGACCAGAGAATGGGTCTGTTGGTCTATTAACCCAAGTTCCACTTCGAGGAATTATTATAACTTGTGAACCCGATGCGGCCAATGGGCCTGTACCTGTTGAGGTAATAGTTAAATTAGAAGAAGTTGAAGAAAAACTAGATGATAAAGCTTGAGATGAACTTATAGAATTTTGGGCTTGAGACGAGCTTAAAGAATAAGAAGCTGAAGTACTATTTAAAGCATAAGATGCAGATGTACTATTTAAGGCGTAAGAAGCACTTATAGAATTTTGGGCTTGGGATGAACTTAAAGAATAAGATGCAGATGTGCTGTTTAAAGAATATGAGGCTGAAGTACTGTTTAAGGTATAAGATGAACTTATAGAATTATTGGCTAATGAAGATGATATACTATAACTAGATGATATAGAATATGAACTAGTCCCTTGTAAAGAACCTGTAAAAGAACCTGTATTATAGGAACTAGTAAATTCATTAAATGAACTAGTTAAATTATTAAAGGATGATGTAGTAACAAATGAACCCGTATCTATAGAAGATGTGGGGCCTACAGGACCTACAGGGCCTACAGGTCCAGGACTAGCTACTGTAATAATAGAAGTTATAGGTTGAGTTACATTAAGTTCAGTATTACATACAGGACTTATTATATGTAAAGACCTATCATTTGATTCAATATTTACAGTATTTGTCTCAGTGTTTATAAATAATTGATTAGGTATTGCCATTATATTGTAACTTGGGGACTTAAATAAACTTGACCTTCTAATAAACGAGTTCTAATATTACCAGATGTTATTTCTAAATCATAATATGCAGGACTTTCAAAAGTTAATTGTTGAGTTGTTAACCATCCCGCATAAACTCCTATACTTCCTGATGTAGGGGGAGTATTTAAATTACTACCTGATAAGCTTAAAAAAGCTGATCCTGAAGGAAAACCATTTCCATATTGGGATCCTGATAGAGAATTTAAAGTTAAATAAGTGATAGTTCCTGCACTTCCACTATATCCTGATCTTATTTGCATAAAAGCAGTACAGCCTGTTAAATTTACAGGTAAACCAGCTCCATCTTTATATTGGATTTCAAAATTTAAAGTTGCTCCTTGTTCTATAGTAAATGAATATTTTCCAGCTGCCATATTTTATTATAAATATGATTAAAAATGAGAAAACCCTTCTTTTTTATGGAAGGGTTACTTGAAATTATTAATAATTTTTTAAATTTAATACCTGTTATTAATCTAGACTTATATATTATTTTATAATGTATTTTATATATTTTTCATACATATTTATTCATACTGTTTGTAAATACCTAAAATTTGAGGAACTATTTCATGTCTATGATTTTGTTTCAAAGAAATTACTTTTACTCCTTTAACATTACTTTCTAATGTTTTGAAGAATGATATTCCTGAATTCTTTTTATTTATTAAGTCTATTTGACAAACATCTCCACAAAATACCATCCTTGAAAATTTACCTAACCTACCTATCATTAATTCAGTTTCTCTATTATCAATATTTTGACACTCATCTACTATAACAAATGAATTAACAAAAGTTCTACCTCGAGCAAAGTTAATGGGTAATATTTCTATTTTTTGTTCTTCAATTAATTTATCTATAGCGATTTTATCATATAAAGTATATAGATTAGAATATATAGGAGCTAACCAAGGATCCATCTTATCTTTTATATCTCCCGGGAGATATCCTATGTCTCTAGAAGCACCTACCGTAGGTCTAGTAATTATAATTTTTTCAATTTCTTTATTGAATAGTAAATCCAAACCTATTTGACATGCGAGTATTGTATTATGTGTAACTATAAAATTATTAGTAAGATATAAATGTGAATCTGAGTCAACTAATATACAAACAGCTTCATCATGTTTTAAAAATTCTATCTTAGATATACTTCTATTTAAAATATTTTTACTATCTGTTATTTTTTCTTTTTTACGAGATAATCTAAATACCTCAAATCTTAATTCATTATCAAAATTTATACATATTCTATAATTAATTGCGGTTAATTTATATTCTTTTTCTCCTTTAGCTTTATATTTACCTTGCTTTTCTTGAACATAACAAACTCCTCCTAAACTCTGAACTAAAAATACTACATCATTTTTTAATTGTTCAGATGTAGTATAAAAATATATACCTGAAGATTCTCCTTTATTAGTTCTAAATTTTGTAGTTTGTACCCATTCGTCAGTATCTAATAATCCTTGAAGGATCCCTAATCTAGTAGGAATATCATTTATTAAATACTCTTGAGGGATAAATTTATTAAAACTATTGGTTCCTATTAAATTATATTCTTTTAAAAATTTACTTAGAGTATTATATTGGATTGGAGATTGATTTTTTCTACTAGTTATAGAATATTCTATTTGTTCTCCATATTTATTAACACCTGATTTAGGATATAAAATTAAATTATTTTCATCACACCAAGTTTGAAAATATTGAATTAATTCAGGATCTTTGTTAGTTAATATAGGAGTTGAATAACTCAATGAACCATCTCCTATAAGACATCCTAAAATATAGGGATCTATATTAACATTTTGAGGTTCAAATTGAGTAATTCCTTGTTGAGGTATAAACCATTTATCTTTTTTACCCTCTAAAAGACCTTTTTCTTTAATCTCTTTTAAAGATAAAGTTTGATATTTTTGATAATTAATATTTAATGAACCTGTTCTGTTATATTTTCTATGTAAATTACTTCGTTTTATAACATTCCATAAATGTTCTTCACAACAGTTAGCTGTAGAACCGTCTGAAAATGTTATTTTGTATATATCTTTAGTACCCTGAGGGTAGATATTTAATACTTTAACAGGTTTTCCTTCTTCAGATATTACAAAATCTCCAGGTTTAATATCTCCTATTCTTTTAGATCCATTAGGAGTTATAACTAAACTATCTAAATCTTGGGCTTTTCCTGAACCCGCGATTCCTTGAAGTAATATTACTGTATTGTTTAGTACTTCTTCTTTAGCTTGTTTCTGCTCTTCATTTAAAGGTATTTTAAATTTGATAGGATTTTTAGGTTTACGTTTTTCTTTGAATACTTCATCTTGATAATTGTTTGAGGCCATAATATTTTTATTTAACTTGAGTTACAGTTAGTATAATTGAAGGTGTTCCAGGAATGTTACCTGAAGCTGATATAAAAGGAAAGGTAGTATTATTACTATTACTTTGATAGGATATTTCCGCAGTGTCTTCTGGATTTAGAGATATAATATAATTCCATGAAGCTACATAATGAGTATGGGAACTATGATTCACAGACATTCGAGTTGCACTATTAATTATATTTATTCCATTTTTCTTAAACCATATATATAATTCGGCTTGACCTGAAGTTTGATATACTTGAGCTGAGAATTGGAAATTATAAACTCCTTTATTTTCTACTTTAATTTGAGAATTATTGATAACTTCTATTTTAGAAGCATCTTCTGTAATGTTGTAAGTAAAAGAAGATGAAACATTAGCTGTACAAGTTTGAGTTTGAGTTGAAATAAATACTCCGTAATCTTGAGTTGAATATCTTACTTGTTTAGTTTTTGGGTTTAATCTTAAAATAAAATCATCAGGGTCATCTTTAGGTATATCTAGTAAATATAAATTATTATAAATAATATCTTCTTGCCCCGAATTAGATTTAGTTTGAGTTGTATATCTTTGGTTTTCAGCCATATAAACCTTTATTTATACATATTATATATTTTTAGGTAAGTGAAGGATATATTTAGTAGTTCCACAATCTCATATTTTAATATATTTTAATTCTTCCATAATTTGAGATTCTGTCCTATTTTCAATATTAATGCCTAATTTTTTAAGATTAATTTTATTAAAATTAAATCTATGAATTCGAGTTAAAAAGTCTTTAGTATAAAAATAACTAGGGGATGAAGATGAAATTTTACTAAATTCTATTTTTACCATTTTCTAAAATAACTACAGGAGTTCCACATCCACATTTACATAAAGGAGTATCTCCATTTAGTAAATATTTTATAATATATTCACTTTTAGTAATTTCAGGATGTTTTTTAGAAATATGATACATTAAATGTTGATTACTTAATAATAAATCACCACATTCATAACATTTAATATTAGATTGATTTTTAGCTTTGATATTTTTTATTCATAATATTATATAAATATAATAAAAAAAAAGGAGCATCCAAAGGATGCTCCATTTTTATTAGAAACTTAATACCTTATAGTAAATTCAATCCATTTACATAGATCTTACCATAGAATTCAGGTCTTAACATTTTCTTAGCGTATCTTGTTAATAGACCTTTTCTTGGGATCAATGTTTCAGGATCGAAGATCAGAGGAGTCATGATTAATGGAATGTATGGAGCGAATACAGCTCCTGCTTCTAGGAATTGTTTTCCTCTGAAGCCCATTAAGATTAAGTTTTCAGTCATGTAAGGATTTTTATAAACAGTGTATCTGCTGTTTAATTGTCCTGCTTTCTGAACACCAAATGCATATTCCATTTTTTCAGCATTTCCGTCTGAATTTGAAGCAAATCCAGGGATAGATTCAATAATAGTAGCTACTGAAGGAGAGCAAATTAAGAAGTTAGCACCACCTCTAAGAGTTAATTGGTGAATTCTATTTGATAATTTTTGCATTTTAGTTCCTAAAGTTTGGAACCATTGTCCTTGAGTGTTATAGAAAGCTTGGCCTGAAGTTGAGAATGAAGACCCATCAAAAACATTATTATTTTGTACTGACCAGTATTCAGTTCCAGCTGCTGCATCTTCAACTAACATTTCTAGGATTTCTAAGTCGATTTCTAATGAAATATACTCACTCATAATGTTAGTTACTTCAGCTTCAGCATCTAGAGTTTGGTAAGCATTTAAGTCGAGTGCAAACTCAGGAGTCCAAATAGCTTTCAATTTCTTAGTTTTAGCTACGATTGAGTCAGATCTCATTCCGATGTTAATTTCAGGAATGCTGATTTGGCTAGCATTAGCGGCATTAGGTACAGCGAAAGCATTACCTGCTTCAAAATCACCTACATTATAGCTAGACATTTGAGTAGCTTTGTTATAGAATACAGTTAGAGCACTAGTACCATTAACTAAACCTACATAGTTAGCTGATGATGAGAACGTAAATGTAATTTTGTTATTAGTGAAATCATAGCTAGTAAATTGAGGTAATAAATTAGCAGCTGTGATAGCAGAAGCAGAAACTGGGATGAATCCTCTAACAGCTTCAGGATCAAAGTTAGTTAAAGCTGAAGATGAAATTGTTAAAGTATAAATTTGTCTAGCAGCTACTGATGCTGAGAAGTTTGAATCAAAGTTTACAGCTGCTAAAGAAGAAGCAGATACTAAAGAACCTGTTCCAGCACCTACAGTTGGGAGAGTATTAGTATTAGAAGCTGTTACTGGGATTGAAGCTGAGAATTGGTTAGTTGAGTAAGTAAATCTTCCAGTTCCATAAAGACCACCAGCGGTATCACCTGTAGCAAATGGGAATTGTGAACCAGTGTTACCATAAAGTGAAGCACCAGCGGTGAATGGGTTTTTAGTTGAACCGTATTGGAAATCTAGATAGAATACTAGACCTGAAGGTAAGTTCATAGGTTGAACTGAAACGAATTCCTTAGCTGAAATTTGTCCGAAGACTTTACGTACTAAAGGAAGTGCTACACCAGCCCACTCAGGACCTTGACCTACTGAGAAGCTTCCGAAACCAGATCCACCACCTAGAGCTGAAGTTTCAACTACAAGTTGTTTTGCCTGGTTTTCCAGAATAAGAGCCATGTTATTACGTTCGGTATCATTAGAAAGGTCTTCTAAAAGTCCTGTTCTTTTCCACTTAGCAGCTAAACGAGCTGCATCAGACTGTAAGTTTTTCCAACTATCAGCTGCGGATTCTAGTAATTGTTGTACTTGTGACATATTGTTTTTCTTGTTTTGTTAGTTTTAATTTTTAATACCTGCTAGAACTTGCCATCTAGCGAATGTTGCATCATTTTCTAAAATTGGTTTTCTTGTATCATTACTTTTAATAGCTTTAGAAGCTAATCCTCTTACAGATTCATTGATTCTATTATTATTTTTAGATTGAGATTTGGAATTAAAATCACTTAAAAGAGTTTCATAAATAATTTTAGATTCTCTAGTAGTTTTAGCTTTATCAAAAGCTTCCAATACTCTCATTTTTTGAGATTCTGAAAGATTTTTAGTTTTGAAGATTTTATTAGTATATAAAAGTTTAGAATTTAATAATTTTGTTTCATTTAAATATGAAGAAATCTCATCTAAAGTTTTAGTTAATTCATTGATTTTACGTTTCATGGCTTCTTTTTCAGGATCAGATTTACGTTCCATCATTTTACGTTTATCTCTCATCATTGCACGTTTACGTTCCATCATTAATTCATCTAAATCAACTTCTTCATCAAGATCTTCATCTTCCATTTCTAACATTAATTCATCTAAATTAACTTCTTCTTCTTCTTCATCTTCATTTTCTTCATCTTCATTATAAGAATCTCCAGCTTCTAATTCACCATCTTCAATCATTTGATGAATAACATCTTCGATTACTTTAGTTAATTCTTCTTCAGACATATCTTCTAAATCAGTATCTTCAGAATCTTCATCTTCATTCATATCTTCATCTTCATTCATATCTTCATCTTCATTCATATCTTCATCTTCACTTAAAGAAGCTAGTAATTCATTTAAATCCATTTCTTCTTCTTCTAAGTTCCCATGTTCTTCTGAACTGAATCCAGAGCCTTCACCTTCTTCTGAAGGGTCATTAATAGTTCCAAGACGTTCTGTAATATCGTCTTCTTCTTCCATTTCTGCTAGTTTCGCAGCAAATTTTTCCTTTAAGAAAGGAGTAAATGCTTCTTCTAAAGCCAGTTTAGCATTTGCTATAGCTGTCTCTTTTACTGCTTTTGCATCTGCAATAGCATCTTTTAATAAATCTCGGTTTTTAGCCATATTTCCACAAAATTGATTTTGGTTTGAGGTTTACGATTATTAAGAAAATCGTAATAAAAATTATAATTAAGAATGTTATATAAAGAATAACATATTGGCTTATTTATACATATGTAGGGTTTTTTCAAAAACAAAAAAGAAATGAAAAAATCTTAAACTCCTACGCTTTTTAAAATAAAGTTTTTAATTTCACCACTTTTTATAGCAGTTAAAGCAGATTCTAATAAAGTAAGTTGAACATTTTTAGCTGCTAAAGCTTTAACAGTAGTGACACCTGATGCTACTAAGAATGATGCTACTATTAAATGAAATACTATGTCAGCTATTTTATTAGCTTTATTTTTATCTTTAACAAATTTACTTACTAAACCTTTAATGGGTGTCATATATAAATGATGTAATTCATCTGCTATATGTCCTAATTTAGACATCCATTGGTTATATGCGTTATTATCATTAGGTTTTTTACCTAACATTTTTTGAATTATTTGATTAGCTTTTAAACCAAATTTAGAAATCAAACCCATAATGGTAGGTAAGGCTATAGCAATACTAGCTGTAGTTAGAAGACCTTCATTAACTTTAGATGATTCATCTTCTAATTTATCTTCTAAAGAATTAAGAATCTGATCCATACTAGATTTTAATTGATCTACAATTTTTTCTTCTTCAGATTCTTTTAGTAAAATATTATTAGCTAAATATGCGGTTAAGTTAAAATTATCCATATTAATTTATATTATAGGGCATGTGCCTTTAGAACAAAGAATTTCAGTTATTAAAGTATTTACGTTGGTATATTTATTAGTTAAATTAGAATTAAATTCTTTTCCTTCTTTAACTAAATGCATGTATGAGCCTGGGTTGGATGGGTTACTAACGAAATCCCAGCATAAAAGTTCAAAATCATCTTGAACTTCCATAATTTCGCCCATTTGTTTTAAAGATCCCATACCTCTAGAGGATACTCCTACTTGTACCCTATTTTCGATAAGGGCCTTAAGAATATTTCCAGATGCTGTAGGTAAAATTTCTATTTTACCCATAATATGATCATTATCCCACCACAACTCACGTATAATATGAGATACATTTTTTAAATTAATAATAGAGGATTCAGGATGATCTAATTCTCCAGTAGCTCTATTTTGTTTAACTATTTCTAGATATTTTTTAATTTCTCTTTCCCATAAATTCCTAGAATAATATCTACCATTACCATTTTTAACTTCTACAGTAGCTAATATCCCTTCTATTATAGGATTACCTAAAGGAGATTTTAATCCTTCATTTAAAGAAATAGGATTAACATTAAAAGGAATAGTTTCTATTAATACTTGTTTCATGTTTTATTTTTTACCAAAATTTTCATTGATTTCTCTTCCTCCTTCGTATGAAGCAACAGTTAAATCAGAATCATACCAATCAGATACTCTATATTCTCCTGACCCCTCTTCGGTTTCTTCTACATGTTGAGTTACACCTTCTTTTTTAGATATTTGTTTTGCTTCTTTTTTAGCATCTTCTAAAGACATACCATGACTTTCTTTTAATGAAGATTTTTTCAAATCAGCAATTTTCATTAATCTCATTTCGTTATTTATCCATGCATTGGCGTTACCTTCACCTTCAATAGTTTTAACATGTTTTCCATTTTTAAAAATAAAATATACCCCATCTCCTTGATATTCTTTGGTGAATATTTTGTCTATATTACTTAATTCAGATTTTCTGTATCCTATAGGATCATGAAACATACTTATTTCCTTAATTTTAGATTTTTTCAAATCAGAAGCTTTTACCCAAGTATCAGGTCTTCTTCCATATTTTAGATTTTTTATGTAAATTCTATCATCAACTATACGAGTAACTTCATGGTTTATACCTTTATACTTAACTTTATCACCTACTTGAAATCCTTCAGGTTTATGCATAGGACCTACTGAACGAGTTTCCATTTCTTCTTTTATTAAAGTGTTTATTATTTTTCGAAGTTTAGATTCTTTTAAATCTCCATACCCACTAGATTTATATTTACCTTTAGGTTCTTTAGGAGTACCTAAACCTGGATGTTCTGTGGTATATCCTACTCCCTTAACTCCGAATTGACCATCCTTAACATAGAAATTTTTATCTTTTGTTAAGTTTTTAGCTACAATTTCCTTAAGCTCATCAGTACTTTTATCTTTATTTTTAGGATCTCCCATTTCTGTATAGAATCCTTTAATAAAAGCTTCACTATACAAGTTATCAATATTTTTAGGATCTTTATAATCAAATCCTTTAGTAGAAGCTTCTTCTACTTCTTTTGATATTTTTTCTTCTTGTAAAAATTCATTAAATCCTTTAAAAGGATCAAAAGTTTTTTTAGTAACTACTCCTCCTATACCTTCGTTAATAATATTTTTTTGTTTTAAAATATTAACAGCTTCATTGTATGTTGTATAGTTGGGTAAGTATTCAGGGAATAAATTTTTAGCATGTTTTAAAAAAACATCTTTATGTCCCTTACCTTCTTTTATTAAATTAAATTGATTCTGAAGTGATTTATTCATATTAATACATATTTTAAGGATAAAGTAAAATAGCCCCTGCTGAAATAGAAGCACTTGTTATATATAAAGGTACAGTAGTTCCTGTACCAAATGTTAATGTATTAGTACTTGTAGCTAAAGTAGTCCCAAAATAATCTTTAAGACCTGTAAAAGTAACGGCTTGAGCTACGGTAAATCCCGCGAAAGAACCTGTTATTGATGCTGAACCACTGAGGATTACAGCAGAGCTGTTTACTGGTATATTTGCCATATTTTTTTATTGTTTTAGTAATTCGGTTATATCTTTTAAATAATCTAAAATTAGATCTGTAGGTATAACTACAGAATAAGATTGTGGATTATTTTTATAATATTCAATTGTCTCGTTTTTGGAATCTCTTAATTTAGATGATATTTTATTTATTTCATTGAATATTAAATCAAAGGCCTTAATACGATCTTCTTGAAATTTATATAAAGATGAATCTTCCTCCCATAATTGTTTAACATCAATTGCTTTAGATTGTTTTGCTAATTTTTTAGAGTTAACTAATTTATAGTTAAATTTTTCAACATAAATATTATTTTTAACTCCATCCTTACCTGCTTTAGGCCCTTTACCTAAAGAACTACCAGGATTGGCTTCTTTAATTTTTTTAGTTAGCTTAAAAGCAAAAGGAGTCGCATATTGAGCTCCTAAACCTGGTGAGAAATTTTCGTTAGTTTTTTTCATTAGCTATATTCAATTCATGAATCAATTGATAATATTGAAGTAAATCAATCATATTATCATTTTTTATAGACTCATTTTTATTTAAAGGTTTAATAAAATTAAGAATTTCTTTTAATTTAATTTTAATAACTGTATCATCGGTTAATTTAATGTGATTTTTAATTAAATTTTGAATTTCATTAATGTTTTGGTTATAAAATTCTTTTAATTTAGGTGTAGAATCAACAGATGTTACATATTCTCTTAATACTCTTTTTTGAGATTCTAATAGAGAATCATATTTAGAATTAAATTTTTCTAATAAAATTTTATAAGTTAAAAGTCGTACATCTTTACTATTATTTGAAAATTCTTCTAATAAATAATCTTTAGTATTTTCTTTAATAGGGGATTGAGTTAAACTTTCTAATAGAGTAAATTTATTCTCTACTATTTGTTTAGTATTTATATTATCTATATTTTCAGCCTCCATTAAGGTATATAGGGCAGCGTATTGTTTATAATTTTTTAATTTGATTTGAAAAAAGTCATTTATATTATAATGATTTTTAATTTCATTTATTAAATTATATTTTTGTTTTCTTAATGAAGATCTATTTAATTTTTTAGAAGACTCTATAATAGTTTGAATTAAAATATTAGCTTTTGTTTCATTAAGTTTTTTACTTTTATTTAAGACTTCATATAATTTTAATTCTTTACTTAACTCACTTTTAGTAAAATAATTTTTTATTATTTTTAACGCTGGAGAATCTAACCCATTTAAAGTATCCGATGTTACTTGTTTAACTAATAATTCAAAAAGAATACCAGTGTTCTTATATTTACTATGTTTTATTAAGTTAGCCATTTTATTATAAATATATATAGAGAATTAATCATTTAAATTTTTTTCATCTAAAAATGAAATTTTTTTACCTTTTAAAGATTCTAATAATATTTTATTTTGGGGAGATATAATTTTACGAGTTTCCAATGCTAAAGGCGATCCTCCTTTATATCTTACCTTACCATAAGATTCAGATTCTTTAGATTTATTTCCTTTTGAACCTAATCTATCTAAACCAAAAGCATTATCTTGAGTATTAATATTTGAAGCTTTTTCTTTAGGACGTCCTAGAGTAGAATCTTTATTATAACCATCAGGTACACTAGCATTACCATATCTACTACGTCCGTATAATGAAGCTAAATCATGAGGAGTTCCATATGAACGTCCAGTTTCTTGTGGGTCATTACCTTCTTCTTTTATTTGAGTTAATCTAAATAAACGTTTTTGATCTTCAATAATTAAATCTCTATATTCATCATATTGATCTTCACTTAAATGGAATATATTATGATAAATCCAATCTGAAGGTAATAAACTTGATTCCATTAAAGATTTAGCTAGTTCTACTTTTTCTTTCATTAAGTTTATTCTTTCTTGATCATAAATAATAGAAGGGGTTGTTAAACTTAATTCAAAATTAGATAATTGTTCTCCATCAAATCCTTGAGAGTATAAATGGATAATAGCAATTTTATATAATTCAGATAAAATAATTCTTTGAATTCTATCAATAGTTCTACCAAATCTAATATCTTCTGCTGCTAATGTAGCTTTACCTGTTAAGTCTTTTTCATAACCCATAAAAGCTTTAGGTACTTTAAGGGCTGCAAATAGTTTATCTCTTAAATATTCTACGTCTTTAATTCCATCATATTCTAATCCCTTTAGAGTATCAATTTTAGTACTAGAATCATTACCTCTCATAGGAATGTAAAAATCTTCTAGAATACTCTGCATATTATATTTTAAATTATATTCTCCATTATTTTCATTATATAAAGGAGTTTTCTTCATTGTGTTAATAGTTTTTTGCATAAAACCTTCTACTTCATGAGCAGGCATACTTCCAACATTAACATAAAATACTCGTTTTTCAGGAGCTCTAGTGATCCTATGTATTAACATAGCATCTTCCATTAAAATATATTGTTTAAATAAACGTCTAGCAGGTTCTAAATAAGATCTACCATAGGGTAAATAATTAGTATCAGATAATAGTCTGAAGTGAGCTATTTCGTAATTATCAAATATTATAGAATTAGTTGAAGGTTGAGCATTAGGTGTAGAATAATAACCTGAACCTCCTGTAAAGTATCCTTCAGGAGAATATAAAAATTCAATTTTAGCAGGATTTTCAGGATCAAAATTCTCTCTACGTTGAATATGGTAAGCAGTGTAAGGGATTATATTAAATACTCCAAACTTTTCAGATATTTCTAATTTTAAAAAGAAATCTCCATATTTACACATTTGTCTTACCCATGACCATAAATTAAATTCAATATTAAGAATATCATAAAATAAATTATAAAGTATACGTTGAATATCCTCGTCACTACTTCTGATTTGAAGAACTTCACCCATATCATTTTTTAATGTACATTCATCTGCTATAATATCTAAAGCTGAAGCTACAATAGCATCTGTATCCATTGTATCATAATCACTATACAGATATGTTCTTAAATATTGATAATTTATATTAAATTGTTGACCTAATAAAGATGTAGAAGAGGGATTTCTATAGATTTTATTAAATCTATCCATTAATGAATTAGTTTGAAATTCCCCGCTAGTTTGTATTTTATTAGTATCTATTACTTTTAATTGTCTCCCACCTTCGTTTCTGATAATAACATCAGTAGAAAATAATTGTTGTAATCTAGAAAATATATTTTTTTCAGCCATAAAATTATTTATTATAAATATTATAGGAGCCAGCTAATATCCTCATTGCGGCCTCCTATTTGTTGAATATATGGATTTACTATTTGATTTCCACGGGAAAATATAGGAGTTCCTACATTTCTTTTTATGTTAGATAAAGTAGCACGAGTTATATCCATACTTTGTTGTTGGAATTTTAAAGAAGTGTCCCTTAAAAACATACCAATACCAAAAGACATAATTAAATCATCATTATACCCATATTGAGCTTCAGGCCTTCCATTTCTCCATACAAATACTTTCATTTCTTCTGATAATCTTTTAGATTGTATAGTAACACTTCTTTCCTGAACATACTCTCTAAATTTATTTACTACTAAGGGTCGAGTTCTTAAAGACATATTAAAGCCTGGAGTTAGATTCTGAGATAATTCATATTTATTAAAATATGTTTCGGCTGTTATATTATCTCCTTTAGGTGAATAATAGAAATTTTGGTAATTTGATTCTAAAACAGTTTCAATTGTAGCCCAACCTATAGAAGAGTTTTCTATAACTAAAAGAGCACCATTATATTCATTAGCTAGACCCAAAAGAAATTTTCCAAATTCTTTAGGTGATAATTGACCTTTATATTCAGCTACTTGAGTATTAGTTTGAATATCTATTACTTGAGCTGCTGAAAAGTCTTTTCCATCTCCTCTAGCTACATCACCTACAACTAAATAATCTCTAGTATAATCAGGATGTTCCCATATCCATAAATTTTTATCAGCTCCTCTACGTTCTATAGGCTCTTTTATTGTAGTTTGGGATATAAACTCCAACCATTCACTTAAAAATACTGTATCTCCTGATGTTGTAAAATCGCAATCACATTCTTGTGCAGCTAAACGAGGGTCCCCTAAAAGTTCATCTTGCATCTTCCTCCAAGCTTCATCTCTTTCAGGATGTACTTTCCAAGGTAATTTAATAGGTAAAAATTGATTATCCCCAGATTCAGCAGCAACCCAAGTTTTATGGAACCAATTTCCTGTACCATAAGGAGTAGATAATACAATAGCCCCACCCCCAGTTGCTAGAGTTTGTTGAGCTGAAGCCCATATTTCACCAATATTATCAATAAAAGCAGCCTCATCTATAATCAACAAAGATACAGCTTCAGATCTACCCGCATCTGAGGCAGCTGAAACGGCTTTAATTTGGGAACCATTTTTAAGTCTAAGAGTTAATTTATTATTTTCTTCTGCTTCTACTTTTAACCATGATGGTAAGTTTTCAAACATAAACTTAACCTTAGTTACCATATTTTTAGCAGTTTCTTGTTTAGTAGCTAAACATAATACGTTTTTATCTTTATGAAATAACATTAACCATAAAGCGTATCCGGCCGCTAAAGTAGAAATACCTAACTGTCGAGATTTTAATATAATTGAATATGGATTATCTTTCCATAAATTTAAAACTTTGGATTGAAAAGGGTAGAGATTAAATATAATTCTACCCCTTTGTGGATGTTGTATATGACAATACTTACTCATAAAATGAGAAGGACTATTAGCACATTTTACATACTCATCTATTATTATTTGTTTTATTTCCATTACCTTTATTTTTTAATTTCCAATATATTTTTCCAGATAACATAGGTTGAAAATTATTATTAACACCAATTCCCACACCATACATATTATTTTTACCGTTTCTATATAAAACTTCGGTTCCTATAAAATTTAATTGAGAGGGTGAACCTATTATATTACCTCCAACATACCATTCTTTAGGGTTTAAATATATCTCTTTGGTATGAGTTATTTCTGGGATGTTTAATTTATACGAAAAGCTCCTAGAAGATATTTTATTTAATGAAATTGTATCATTTACAACTACATTTCCTATTGTATCTAATTTAAGAGTATCAATATAAACATATTTAGAATAATAATCTTTTAAAATAGCTTCAGTATCTACTGGTAGAGTATCTACTACAGGAAAAGAATCTATTCTAGTTCTCCATTTAGGATAATATTTAGGAACTTCTACTTCAAAAGGAACTTTTTTTATTTCAGTTTTTACTATAACATCAGAAGTAGGGGTGTCTTGTTTCGAACACCCCTTTGCTATTAATAAATAACTAAGTATAAATATAATTCCTATTTGAATATAATTAATCCATTTCTGAGTCATCTAATTTTAATTTACTTTCTAGTTCTTTTTTTAATTTAGTTAATCTTTTTATATCCTCAAGATGTTTTTTATCTTCTTGAGTTCTTTTATCTGAGGGTTTAGAGGCGATTTCTTTAGTTTTAGCTAAACCTTTTTTAAGTTGTTTAGTAATTGAGCTTAATTCAGCATGAAGTTTAGATATTGATTTTTCTTTTTTAATATCTTTAGTTGTAGGTTCTTTTTCAACATACATATCTTCTTTATCTACTTTACCATAAGTATCTTCTACTTCAACATCATCTTCCTCTTCATCTTTTTTCTCAGTAAGTTTAACATTTAAACCTTTAGAGGTATATTTTTTGATTTCAGAATCAGGAGTACCTTTTTTTAATTCAATCGCACCTTCTTCTTCAGATAAAATTCCAATAATAGTTTCTTTAATTTGTTTCTTTAATTTAGAATGTTTCTCTTTAGAATACTCCTCAGTATGATTATCTACCCAACTTTTTCTCATCCATCTAGAAGGAGTTGCCTTATCACCTACTTGATAAACAAAATAATGTTCACTATCTTTATCTCTTACTTTAATAACATCTCCTACCTCAGCAAATACTCTACCTGAAGGGTATGTTGCTACTTCAAATCTTTTAATTACTACTAATTTTTTTATCATATATTTGAATTTTTAATTTAGTTTTACCTTTTATAACACGATGATATTCATGTTCATTTATAAATATGACTTCTCCTTTTTTCATTTCAAAAGGAAGAGAATTCTCAAATTGAATATACCATCCTTCTCCTTCTAAAATAGTAATCTCTCTATCATATTTATCTCGATGCCATTTTAATTCTAAAGGATTTATATTTTCGTCAAATTCTCTAATAACTAAATTATTATATAAAACATCTTTATAAGGTTTATTCATTAAGGAGTAGAAGTATTTTTAAATTCTGTTAGATATTGATTATCTGTTTCATACCCACCTTTATTTTCAATAGAATAAATATTCATATCAATTTTATAACCAGGATTTTTATCAATTCTATTAAATGTCCAAGCATTATCCATCCAGATTATTCTATTATTTGGATAAATAAAATAATTCCCATTATCCATTTTAAAAACATGCCCACATTTATGTTCAGGTGTTTCAGAAAAATTTGTATCAAGCATTGTTCTGTTTTCATGACTCCAGTCTAATGTAAATAGATATTGTCCTTGTCTTTTGACACCTGTAATTGAGATTAAATCAGCTTTTAAACCGCTTAATCTTTCACGAATATTAACATCTATATATGAACTAAAACAATCCCAATAAATATGTTCATTTAAAGGTAATCTCTCAGCGTTCTTTTTCCAACAAAAAGCATGAATAGGCCTTCTGGTCCAATTAACACCATTTTCTAAAAAAGCTTCAAATAAAGGAATTCTTTTTTGTATAGAAGCTACAGAATGTATATCAGCTAAAGTAAATTCATTAAAACCTTTTTCATGATTAAATAAAAATTCGTTTCTAATATAACATGTAATTGTTGGTATATTATGATTTAAATAAGCCATTTATCCATTTTTAATTAATAATTCTCCTAACACCTCTAAACGTCCTACTTCACGTTGAAATTCAATTTGAGACATATTTAAGGATATCTTTTTATAAGTTTCTTCAAATTCTTTTTTTGATTTTTCTAAATCAAATTTTCCTTCTGAAGCTTTTTTATAGTAAGGTAATTTAACTTTAAAATGATGCCATGTTAAAAGAGCTAATCCTCCTTTTTCTTGGGCATTATCGCTAATTTTTTTAGCCCCTTCCCCACGAATCTTAGAAAAATCTTCTAAGGTTTCTTTTACCTCATTTATCAATTTAATTAACCTTATCATGATAAATTTTTTAATTTATATAAAGTAGAGAATATTAATTCTTCAACAGTATCAATTTGATTTTGAATATAAGAATCAAGAGTGTCTTTTCTTAAAGAGGAAATACTTTTAGCTAATAATTCAAAATAATTAATAAATTCTAAGTTAGAATCATATTCTAAATATTCATAATTATTATATCCTTTAAGTATACCATATTTACCCTGATATGTTTCTACTAAACCATCTATAATACCTACTATAGATTCATAATAAGTACCTAATGCTGTATGAGTAGCAAAACTTCCAGGTCCCGAAGTTTGCCAATGAAATATATGAACTTGATTACGAGAATGAAGTAAAAGTGAAATTAATTTTTTAAAATTTTCCATATAATATTTTTAATTAATCTAGGTATGACGATAAGAAATCATAAATTTCTTCTAAATCATTTTTGGCACTAGCTAAATGAGCAGAAACCCAACCATTACCATCTGAAATAGTTTCATCTATAATATCTTTATCTAAAAGATTTAATCTCCACAAAATACCATCTATTTTTTTTAAATTTTGGAAAAACATTTCATTTTGTCTTTCCTCTTTTAATAGATTTTTAATTAATGTTCTAGTATCCATGTTTTTTTATTTATTTTTATTTTATTTATTTTTACCCCAAGTTTTCCCTTTACCAGGTTTTTTACATTGTGATGGTGTGGGGCGACAAGATGGATATTTTACGCGTTTTTCACCGGCTTTTCTACCACAAGCTTTACACTTACCATCACGACATGTATTACAATCTACCCAACCACCTTCTTTACCTGAGGGACCTTGTCGATTAAACCATTTATGAAGTGATTCATCTTCTTTAATATCTTTCCAAATATCTCCTTTACGACATCGTACAACTGCTCCTGATTTATAAGCTGAAGGTTTATCAAATTTACGATCAGCAATACGTAAACATCTATCACGTTTAGTTTTCTCTTCTAAGAGAATCTCTTTTAAGATGTTTATTAATTTTACCATAATAATAAATATTACCAGTAACCTGAAAAATTAGAACCACCTCCTAATGATTTCCAATATTTACCAATATTACAACTCCAGAATCCAGGAGTAGTACGATCTTTTTTACGATCACATTGTTGTCTTTTTGCAAACGCCCTACGAGCCTTAGGATCTCTAATTTTAACAGCTAGATTTTGACCACCTCCTGCAGCACCAAAACTAACCTTTTTAACTCGTTTGGTTTTAGGATCACGAACATAAACATAAAATTTCTTAGAACCTCCACGTTTGGGTTTATTCAATTGAACTTCTTTTCCTTTATATTCAGCCTCATGTAAAAATGATAAGGATTCATCTATCATGGGAAAATCTAAAGGTACTAAATTACCTAAATACAACCCATACTCTCCTAAATTAGTATTTAATATAATATCTAAATCTTCATTATTATCAATTTCTAATAAATTTCGAGAATATAAAGTTCTTGCTTCTTTCCATAATTTAAAATAATTATCTGAACCAGGGCGATATATATTTTCAATTAAAGGTTTATTATTAGTTATATGATAATTTAATCCTTCAGAAATTATATTACGTTTTTGTACATTTTCGTTAAGTATCATATATTAATGTTTAGTTATTCTTAAAAATAAAGGTAAAATATTTCCTTGAGTATTTCTTAAACCAATTTTATATTTAATATTTCCTTCAATAGGAGAATTTACATAAATATCTAATTCAGTATTTTTTGTATTAATACCTGGATATTTTATTTCGGTTTTAGTAATATCACCAGCTAATTTATAAGCATCCTCTTTAGTTAAAAGAGGAATTATTTTTAGTTTTTCTTTACTCACTTCTTTAACATAAAAATAACCATATCCTATAGAAGATGCTAATATATTTTTAAATATATCTTGGTTAATTTTAATAGATTCCCATGAACTTGGAGAACCTTCTTTATTTATATAATTATTTAACCCATCAGCTACTTTATTCCAGTCTATATTAAATTCTTTTATAAGAGGTTCTATAGGTATAGAAGAATCATATATAACTTTATCATCCTTATATTTAATAAAAGGAATTACCCCTCCACTGTAAATCCCTCCCCCACTTTTATTTTTTAAAGATATAAAATAATCTTTATTATCATAAGTTATAATAATATCTGCTATAGTATTACCTACATTTTTAGGCCCTTCTAAAGAAATTGATCTTTTAGTGTCTTTATTTCCAGCAAATTTTATATCATTTGATGATAATTTAGTATTATCAATATTTAAAACTTTATATAATTCTTGAAGATCATTTGGTAATTCATTATTAGGAACTCCTGCTAGATTTTTAGCTTTAGATACAAAATCTTTTTCATACTTTTCTCCTAAATTAGCACCTCCACTAACTATAATAGCAACCTTTCCAAATTCTTCAGTATCAAACTCATACATATTAAATTTACTTGAAGGATTAGGCCCTGTTTTAGGGGAATGAGTTATTATATTTTTAGCTCCCAATTTATTTTTAAAAATATTAAGTATATCTTCTTCAGATATTTTATTTAAATTGCCTAATCTTTGAGGATCAGTTTGAGTTTTAAATCCTTTATCAGTATTATTAACTAAAAACTGTATAGCCTTAGATGTATTGGTTTTAATGGATTCATTTATTAATGAAAATTTTTCTCCTAGAACTTCAGAAATTAATTGTTCTAAAAGAAGAATATCCTGACTATTTTTTATGTCAGGATATCCTTTATTAAATTTATACGCTATATTATTTAAAAACTTTGTTATATAATCCATAATTTATGATTCAGTTGGTTCTTCTTTTGGAGGTGCTTCATCAGATAAATCCTCGGTTGATTCAGTATTTTCATCTTCGACTTTAACTCCATATCTTAAAATTCTAGATATAGCTTGGCAAGCTGATTCTTCCTCATTTAAATTTAATAAATAATATTTTTTTCCTTCGACTTGGGCTATCCAAGACCTAGTACTATAAATTAAATAAAATTGAGAACCATTTTTCAAATTTATTCTGAATGTAGTAGGTCTAGGAGAAACCCAATCTATAGTAGATAAAAAATAATCAAAATCAGAAGTTAAAAGATCAATAATAACTTTTTTCAACTCAGGAAATTTAGTCAACTCATCATATTCAATATGTGGTTGAGCTGGAGTAGTATCTGTAGGTTTTTTATAGATATTCCTAATAATACTTTTAATTTTTTCTCTAAGTTGATTCTTATCCATTAATAAATGTCAGTTGCTTTATGTTTATCAAATAGTTCTTTAGCTTCTTTACTATAACCTAAATCATTCAATTGTTTTATAAGTTCATGAATTTCATCCATTTGAGCTGAACCTCTATTATAAACACTATCACTATCTGACATCATATAATACCAGTCATGTTTTTTTAATGAATCTTCTAATTCATTCATTAGATCTTGAACTTGTTTAAGTTCTTGTTCTTTATTATAACGTTCAGAACCAGCTTCATTTTCTTTCATTGAAAGTTTTTTAGTTAGAGCTTTTCTAACCATCTCTTTTAAGTTATGTTTCATATTTAAATTTTTATTTTCTGCTACTTTTTTTGCTATATTAGTGGCTCTACCATACATAACAGATTCAGCATCTTTACCGTATCTTTTAACTAAAGATCTTTTCTGATCTTTCATAGCTTTAATTATCTCTTCTCGTTTTTCTAATTCAGATTTAGATAATTTCATAATTTAATTAAATTGAGACTCTATAGTATAATTTACTCCCATTTCATCTAAAGCCTTTGTTAAATCTGATTCTAAACTATCTAAAAAATTTTCTTCTGGGAGGAAGAAATATTCCTCTACTTTATTTTCAATAGCATAAAAATCAGATTCTTCAAAAAATTTCTTTAGAATATTATAATCATCAGATGTTGATGTAGTTACTATTAAACCTTGACCTTCCATTTCCTCATTTCTTCTCTCATTAAGAGATAATGATTCTTGGGTTACAACATGCTGTCTAGTAAAATAAGTAATAGTATTATCAATTTGTTTATTTAACTTATCATCTCCAAATGCTAAAGCTTTTTTCTTTAAATCTTCTAAGAGATCCATAAATCCTTCAGTATCATTTGAAGAAGTATCTTCAACTTCTACTTCATCTTCAGTTTCTTTTTTTTCATTTAAAACTGAAATAATATTATTTCTAATAATTTCTCTTAATTTAGAAACTTCTTTAGATTCATTTAACTTAGATGTCTTATATGTACATTCAGTTAAAGGATTTTTACGTAAATATTCGGTTAAGTTAAAGTCCATAATTTTGTTTATAAATATATATAAAGTTAAAGAAAATCAAAAAATTAAGGTTTTTTATTGGTTTTTTTTGATATTTTTTCTTCAATAATATCTATTTTTTCTTCAATAATATCTATTTTTTCTTCAAGTTCTTCCTCTATATTAGAAAATGATTGAGGTATAGTTTTAGGAGGAGTATCTTTTATATAAGAAATATTTTTTACTCCATAAATTGTTTTTCTAGTTTCGCCTGGATTGAATTTAATCATAATTATTTTTTTAATGATTTTAAATAATTAATTGTTTCTGTTTTAGATTCTAAAAGTTTATTTTTAATTGAACCTACCCAATTTTCTTTATCTCCAGCTTCTGAGAAGAATGAAGATTCTGAGTTAATTTCTTCATTTATCCATATTTCAAAATCTTCAATTATAAAATCAATATCAGAATTAATAATAAATTTTTCATATTCATCCCATAAACCCTGGGATCTAATATTATATTCAAAATCTATTTGACAATTATAACATCTTTTATACATTCTAAACCACTTTTTATCTAAATGGGGTTTCATCAATTTATTACATTCAGGACAGAATAGAGGTAAATTAATTAATTGTTTAGCTTTATCTAATTTAGTAATATTTTGTTTAATACCATTTTTGATAACCCAGGTTTTTCCATTTTCTTCCCATGATTCACCTTCGTTATGAACTACATTAACTTTAGAATATCCTACTATAGTTTTACTCTTATCATTACCTTTACCTTGAATTAAATTTCTTAATCGTTGAACATCCTCTTGTTTAAAGGATTTTTTTAGCATAGTTTCTTTCATAATCCTAATATTTTTAATTTTTCTATAGTAGAAATAGCTGAAGTATGAAGAATACCAATTCCTCCTCTATTAACCCATTGTTCAATATTAGATAATTTATCATCTATTAAGATATTATTAGGCCCTGATAATTCTTGTTTCTCGTTAGCAGGTTTTAAAATTAATTTAATATTAGGAAGGTTATTTTTAATCCAAAGTTTCTTACCTATATGTGAGGAGTTATGTTGAGAAGGAGCTGATAGGATTATAGGTTTATATTTCTTAATATATTTCCAGTATTCTTTCCCATCTTTCATCCAAGACATTTCAGACCAAAATTCTACTCCAGCCTTATTAATGAGATTCCAAAATTGATTGATTCCTAAATTATATTCATATCGTTTAGGAGTTATCCCTCTCGAATATTCCATGAATCTAGAATCAAAATCAGTTATAACTCCGTCCATATCAGAGTATAGCACAATCTCATTCATATCTATCGCTACATTATCTCGTATTCTCATCTCGTTATCTCATCTCGTTATCTCATCTCGTTCAATTATTACTACTAAACCCGTAGTATAAAAATAATAGATTCTCTCTGGGAGGCCAAACTTTAGATTAATCCTTCTAAAAGAAGATCTACCCATGTATTATTTTCAGTTAAACTTTCATGTAAATATTTCTTTTTAGGATTAGTTTTAACATTATCTTCCCAATTTCTAAATAACATATTTCCTTTCTCATAAGCTTCTCTTTCAATCTCAGGTAAATCCCCAGATTCATTAGTATTAGAAGTATTTATATTATTTAATTTACCTTTTAAATTTTGTTCATGATGTATCATTTCATGCGCGAAAGAACGCGCAATATCCTTGGGATGACGTTGGTTAGTATATAGGACGATAACTTTGTCATAAGGGTCATAATAGGCGGTTTTACCAAGTATTTTACCCGAATTTTTAATATCGTTATTTATAAACTTAACTTTAGGTAAAGGTGTAATATCAAGATGATTACTCATATATTGAGTTAATTCTTTGATAAGATCTTTTAAAGTAGGCTTGGCCTCCATTAAATTTTCATTTATCTTAGGTTTAAGAAGATTATAAATTTCTTCTTGTTCATTAGAAGGTACTTCAGTAGGTAAATATTTAAAAAACTCTTCTTTACTTTTAGTTAAAGCTAATCTAGCGTTAGTACCACTAATACCTAAATTTGAAGTAGTTATAGTTTTTACTTTTAAATTAGGATATTTTGAAATACTTTTAGTTCGGGAAATTAGATCTTGGATATCATCTTCTTTTCCTTCTCTAACTCCTGAAATATAATAAATTAAATCATCTGGGTTATCCTTTGATAATCTTAAAACATCACCTATAGGAGAAGATGAAGGTCTAATTTCTAACTTAGAACCTAATACTTCATTATAATATTCCCATATTTTCATAGATTGTTCTTGAGAAATATTATCTCTAACTCCACTTCCTACTAATATAATAAATTTATCAATTTCTGGATATTGATTAAGAGTTTTTTTAACTACTTCAAAATGTCCTTTAGTAGGAGGCTTAAACCCTCCAGGATATATAGCTATAACTTTTTTATTATCTAATACTTCATTTAAGTATTCTAAAATCGGCTTCATTTTGATAAAAATCTTTTTATTTTATTTCTAGCTTCTTCAGGAGTTAAAGTTTGTTGTAAAATTTCTTCTACATTTTCTTTTTTTAACAAATCTGTAATTTCTTTTTTAGTATTTTCAAACTTTTTTAATGAATCTTCCTTTTCTTTTTCAGTTTTAGGTTTTACATCAGTTGGTTGATAAGGAGTTATATAAGTATTTATAATATCTTCAATAGACTTATTATCAACTATTTTTTTATCTAAAGTAGTAGAAACAAATTTATCACTAAATAAATTTAAATAAGGTATAAAATTCTTAGTTACATTAAGCCAGGTTTGTAATACAATAGAAGGCATTAAACTTCTATCAGACCCTTTAGAACGTTCAAATCGTTTTTCATTTTTCTCTAAAGCATTCTCTAATGAAGAATAAACATAAACCATTAAAACATCATATCCGGCATTTTCTAATTCATTTTTAATTCTTTCAGTTTTTTTATATGAAGCTGCAGTTCCATCTAAAACTATATTATTTTTATTTTCAATTTGATTTTGAAACTCTTTATCATATTCTTTAGTAGCATCCGCCATAGCTTTACCAGCTTTACTTCTACCTTCAGAATCAGCTTTTTTTAAATCTAATGATACATTTAATGATTTTAAATTTTTAATAAAATAATCATCAATATTTAAAATTTTAAGATTAAAATCATTAAAAATATTTCCTACTATAGTAGATTTGCCTGCTCCAGGCGCTCCACTTAATATTATAGCTTTAGGCTTTTTTAAGAGTTCAGTTAATAAAATCATTAATTATACATATTACTTTTTTTCAACTACTGTTTGAAAACTATTAAATATAGGTTCAATATTTGGGTTTTCTATATCAAAAATAGTTTTAACTGCTTTAAAAATCTCAATATTTTCTGAAATACTTCTAGGGGATTCATAAATTTCCCAACCTTTTCCTTGCATTTTTTCTTTATTAAGTCTCCTTTTAGAAGATTTTAACCATAATATTCCTGTTCTATCTACTTTTTTACCAAAACATTCTTCAAAACATTTAGCATAAATAGCAGTTTGCAAATCATAAGTATTATGTAAGTGATTTGATGTTTTAAAATCAATTATCCATAATTTATTATTTATTTCACAAACTAAATCACAAGTGCCTGCTATTTTTAATTCATCTGAAAATAATAAAACTTCACTTTCAATCAAAACAGGATTGTAAATTTCCCAAAATTCAACAAATTTTAAAAACATTTGCCATACTTCAATATCATATTGGGGTTGGTTATTTTTATTTAAAAATGATAATGTTTTTCCTTCTAAATATTGTTCAATTAAATTATGAACTGCTGTTCCTTCTTCAGAGGATTTTTTTACAATATAATCTGAAGCAAACCCTACTTGCTTTAACCAATTTTCAAAATGAGAGCCTTTAGGGTATGCTTGTAATACATAAGTTATTGAGGGATAATATTTACCATTTCTTTTATAAAATCTAGAGTCTGGGAGTGTAATTTGCATTGAATCCTCAGATATATCTAGAATTCTTTTATAATTTTGTTTCATAATTCTAATTTTTTACTTAATAATGAATAAGTTGTTAATGGGGTAGCATTTTGAATATACTTTAATATAGCTTGAAACCCTATTTTATTAGGATCTTTTTTATTTAAATCTATAAGAAATACTTCTTTACCTTCATTAAATAAATCCTCAGCATATTTCAACGTTAACTTCTTCATATCATTATCCAGGATTATAAATATTTGTTTTATCTTAGAAGTTACAATTTTTTTCATTAATTCATCTTGTATACTATTTCCTAATAAAGGAATAGCGTTTCTCTTTATTGAAATTGCATCAAAAACTCCTTCACATAAAATTAAAGGTGAATTCCAATTAATAAATAATTCAAAAGGAATTATATTTTTTGAAAAAGGAGGATTTTGATATTTTCTATAAGAACCTGGATTGAAACTTCTAGCTATAAAATAATTTAATTCACCTAATGAATTATATGAGGGTGTGATTATACATTGTTCATATTTACCTTCCTCACAATAACCTATATTATATTTTATTATATCTTCATTAGTTATACCTCTACTCTGAAGATATTTTAAGGCTCTTTTGGCATGGAAATTATTATTATTTAAAATAGGTAGATATTCTTTTGGTAATTCAATTTTATTAAATTCTTTAACTTTAACATCTAATTTGAAATTAGAATTAGTTAAAGATTTTAATTCATATATTTTCTCATCAGGAATATTTAATTTTTTAAATAATGATATAATTTTAGTTCCTTTGGTATGACATACCCAACAATTCCATTTTTGATAAAAATTATCATTATCTTCATCAAAATTAATTTCTAATTTAGGTTTATGATGATTACAAAAAGGGCATTTATAAGCATAATTACCTCTAGATGTAGGATTACCTACTCCTAGGATAGAATTTACTAAAGTTACAACTAATTGATTTACCATAATATCTAAAAATAAAAAAAGAGCTTGGGTTAGCCAAACTCTTATTTTATTATTTAATAAATTAATCTAAGGGAGTTAACAAAATATAAATCGCACTATCATCATGATTTGTTTTAGCCATAAAAACTTCATTACGTTTATTATGAGGATTTTTAACTATAATTTCGTAAGTACCTTTAGGGTATCTTTTATACATTTGAGGACTTGGTTTATGGTTAAACCCTCTAGATATTCTAGATATTAATACTTTATTATTAGATTTGAGTTTATCATATTCATATTTATTGATTTGAATGGAAGGCATAGACTGTTGAGTTGTTAATTCTTTTTCAATTTCTTCTCTAATGATTTGTTTTAATTCGTGTAGTTTCATGTTATTTATTATTTATACATAAATATATGGATCTTATTTTAAGAAATAAAATCTTTGGTAAAGAATTTACCTAAAATATTACTATTAAACCATTTAGTAGGATGTTCTAAAACTTCATTAATAAAAAGATATTTACATTCATAATAAGTTAATAATTTTTTATCATAAATTAAATGTAATATTTCTTTAGTAAATTCATTTTGTTTACCTTCTTTTATCAATGATTTAATAATATCTTCAGAACCGTAATAAGTCTTCCAATCAGATTCTTTTTGAATTATTTTTGTAGTAGCTTTCCTACCAGGGCCTGATTGTTCTGCTAATTCTTTTTTGGTTAATTTCTTTTTTATATTAAAGAATAATACTTTTTTACCAATATAGCTTTTTCCACTAGGTATATGAGTTACTTTATAAATAAAACCAAAAGGAGTAGTATTACCAAAATCTTCAATATTTTGTATTATATTACCTTTATATTTCCACATTTCAAAAATCTATATTAATTATTATATTAAGATCAGTTACATCACTTGTCATTAAAGGTTGGGCTAATTTAGCTACAGCTAATAATTCTTTATCATCATTATATAATCCTATAGTTGTAATATAAGGATTAAAAAATGAACTAGTAACATAATTATAAACTGAACCTGTTGGGTAAGTAAAGTTATACCAAGAACCTGATATAGTATTACTACTTGATATAGTAGTAGGATTTAAAGTATAATTAAATTCGTTTTCTCTAATAGTACATTTATATTGAGTTTCATATAAAGTATAAGAAGATGAAAAAGAACATGTTACATTAGTTTCAGCTATTGAGCTAGAAGCTAGGTTTTGGTTTGTTATTATAGAAATCCCATGAGTATAAATAATATTTCCTATTACTGAGTTATTATATAATAAATTACCTTCTCCATCATCTTGAAGTTCATAATTTACACTAGAACTTACGAATTTATAATAAAATGAATGAGGTTGTATATACTGCCCAAATAATTTAGAAGGTATAGAAATAACTCCTACCTCAGAATTAGAACTTGTAGGAAAACTTCGGGATTGAGTTAAAGTAGAACTTAAATAATTAAAATACCTACCACTAGAATTAGAAGGACCTACTAAAACATCTCCTTGAGGATTACTCCCAGGTATAGTAAAGGGTTGTGATATAGGATCTCCCCAACTTTGAGATAAAAAATTTGAATAATATAATTCTTTAACCGAATTATAGATTAACCTTTGGTATTGTGTTGAAGAATATCCTGTAGTAGGATCTGAGTTAGTATTAAATGAGCCTGTGATATTTTTCCCTAAAAATCTATCTATACTAACATCTGATAATATAAAAGAACCCCCTTCAAAGTAAAAATATTTATTTACTTCAAAAGGGATAATTTTAATATCAGAAGTTAAAAATTGTTTATAGGCTATCATTTATATCTAATTCTAAAAATCTAATTTGATACGTACAAGAGCCTCTTTTGAAAAGTCTTTTAATAAAGGTCTAGATAATTTAGCTACAGCTAATAATTCATTATTATCATTATAAAGACCTACAGTTGTAATATAAACTTGAGGATTGCTTATAAAACTACTAAAAATAACATCTCCAGTTGAACCTGATATAAATGAAGGATTTTCAGAATAATTAAACTCAGAACTTCTAGGACGTACAAATATAAAGTTAGAAGTTACATTTTCTTGAGAATTTAAAGTAAAATTACCTGAACCTGAAATAGCTCTATACAATCTAGCATTATTATTACCTGGAGAATCGAATGATCTACTAACAGCTAATCCGATACCTCCTCCAGCTGAAGAAGCTGATAAAGCTGTTGAATTTAATAAAATAGTTCCAATATCAGGTAATAACCAACCATATGAACCTGAATTTAAACTCCATCCATCTGCTGTAGTAGCAGCCGTAGTAGTTTTAACTCCATTTGATCCTGAAATTAAATTATAGATTCTACCAGCATTTCCATAAGTAGGAGTAGTTACATAATTACTATCATCTGTTAAAGAAATGCTACCTAAGCTTCCTGATAATCTTAGAGTTAAAGAACCTGGAAATAAAGATTCTTTATATCTATTTCTATCTATTGATAGGGCCCAGAAATCTGATGATGTAACACTTCCAAATATAAAATTATTATTTTCATCACCTAAAATTAAATTTTGATACTGACCATAAATAGTAGATGTATAAGATGAACCTGTAACATTATCATTGTATAAAATACTTCCACTACCATTAGCATTACCATAAGCTATAGCAAACTGAACTTCAGAAGTTGATAATGTTGAAGATGTTTGATAAACATTTAAATAATAATTTCCTGAAGAAGCTAATTCTTGAGTTGATGAAGTGAAAAAAGTACTTAAAGTAGGAATATTATTAGTCCATATTCCAGCAGTAATAGAATCTGTGGAAATTACAAAATCATCTGTTTCTAATCTTTTAAATGACATATATTTTTATATTAAGATACTTTTGTTATAGTTATAGGAATTGTTACACGAGCTCCTGAATCTCTACCTTCTACAGTTAAAGTAGCATTTAATTGAGAATTAACTCCAAATAAAGTATTAATTGTAGTAGCTGTTATATTAAGAGTAGTCCCAACTACAGTTTTGGAAACATTAGTTCCTATAGTTTGGGTTTGGTTTAAAGCTTGAGCTGAAGGTGTGTTAATTCCAACACCATTAAAATTACTAGTTAAACGTACATCAGATATAGTAAAAGTATAACCTGATGGTTCAACTTGATTTCCACCTGTATAATTTAATGTTTGTGGTGATACTGCTAATGAAGCACCTTGTTTAATAGTAATTGAAGTATAACCTAAATCTAAAATAGGTAATCTAGCAGTTCCTCTAGGTAAGGTAACTAATTTATACTTCATAGTTTGGGTTTCATTAGGAAATGCTTCTAAAAGAGGCATGTTGTTAATAGCTTCCCCATAATAAGCTGAGCCTGATGGATGGTTAGGATTATATAAAGTATAATCAATCTCATCATCAGCTAAAGCAAATTGGGTAATTCTAAAAGCTCCATTTCCTTGAGCCAATAATTGTCGACCTTTAGTAGTTAAAATAGCATCAACAGTAACTACAGAATTATTTAAATATCCCATTTATTTTATTTTTGTTTATAAATATATTAAAAAATTTTTTCTTAGGCACGTTTAAATTAAGAAATTAGAATCCATTTATTATTAACCCACTCATATGTCTTACCTTCAAAATTCTGGGTTTCTCCCTGGAAAAAACCTGGTCGATTTAACGGCACCCACCCAATAGGGTTCACATTTCCGGAAACACCTGCTAAAGCATTTGCAGTTTGTGAATTGCTAATTTCAGTTTGTAACTTCAATTTTAACTCACCTTTAGGTCCTAATATTGGAGTATTATTTTCTCTAAAAATAGATAAAACACCTCTTAAATCATTATTAAATCCATCAGGAATTACATATCCTCCTTTTTCACCTATACCTGATGGAAAATCAGCTAATCTATTTTTTATAACTATTGATTGAGGAATATTATTTGATTTCCAAATTAACATAGATAAAGAACTATTAGGACCTGATAAAGAACCACTACCTATTCCTTTAAAAGAATCAGGTAATTGTCTATCTAATTCCATTATATAAGGTGAACCGAAAGGAGCTGAAGGTCCTTGAGTAACTCCAAAATATTTTATCTTATAAATACCTTGAGAAGCTAAACTGAATGTTTTTGAATAATCATTTAATGAACCTGAATTATAGGGAGATAAATTAGTGCCCGCGTAAGCTTCTTCAAATGTAGGTAAAGGATAAGCTGAACCTGTATATAAAGTTATATACCAATCTTCTCCTCTAGATATATTTGAACTTATAAATAATGAAGTTGAAACAACTGAGAAGTTAGCTAGATTAACATCTGATGATAGTGAAGCTGTTATATACCTTCCATTAGAATCTATACTTTGAGGATATATTATAGAAGATGTATTAGAGAATAAAATACCACCATTAGGATAAATTGAACCCGCCCAAGAACTTGTATAAAATATTCCTTGATTTTGTGATATAGTTTGCTGTCTAGGGATAAAATAAGATGAATTAATAGGCCATCCTATAGTACCATCAAGAGTAACTAAATTATTACCTAGAATAGGAGAAGTGTCATTTGAGAAAATTTGACTAGATTGACTATACCCTAAATATTGATCTATTAAAAAGTTGAAAGTAGAAGGAGTATTTTGATCAATTAAAGTAATATTTGAAGGATTTTCTGAATTGAAAATTCCTATATTTTTAACATTAATTATAGTACCATTAGCCATTTCAGGATAAGCTCCTTGAATATAATCTATATTAAAAGCAATATTACTATTATTATCTATAGCCGCAGTTTTACCATATGATTCATCCCCAGACCAATCATTATCAACTGGAGTGTAAATATTATAATATTTACTAGTTACTTTTGAACCACTATATCTAGGAATGATACTTCTTCTAAGATTCCAGTTATAATCTTGAATAGGAGCTAAAGTAGCTGAACCTGAACCTTTAATTGCGTTTATAATATTATCATAATTAACCGGAGTTAAAGAGCCTTGACTGTAATCTAAATCATAATACCCTTGAGCTCCTTCAACATCTAGAGCATTATTTAAAATAGCATTATAATTACTATAAGTTAAATCATCATTAACTCCAGGAACGTTAAGAAATAAAATATTTTGGTTAGATGAAGTTACAAATGCTATATTAGAACCATCTCCATTAAATCCTAAATTAATTAAAAATGAACGTAAATTATAAGATGGAATTGGATTAGTTGCCTCATTACCTCCTCCAGGCCTATTAAAATTCCCTACATTTAACATAGTAGTTGACCTGTTAATAGGAGTAACATTTATGTTTGTAGGTTGAGAATTTATATAAGAACCTACACTAACTCTAGTAGATCTTACATCAGTTAGATTAAATAAAAATGATTGACATTGGCTTAATAATGTAGTATAATCTGTTGAAGTGTCATCTATATTATTAACTTTAACTCCTACAAAATAATATTTTAATAAACTTCTATAATGTAAAGTTATAGTAAAATCTGTAGTATCAGCAGCAGATTGAGAAAAGGCTATAGTTCCTATACCTGGAGGTGAAGGATAATTAGGGTTTATACTAGAAGTTAATAAATAGCTAGTTCCTGAAGGTATTAAATTTATCACACCAGATGAACCTGAGTATAATAATGATAAAGTTCTATCATTAGGTCTAGTAATGTCATAATAGAAAGGACTTTTAGTAGTATTACCATTAAATGAAGCAGAATATAAAATATATCCTGAAGGAGTATTTAAAGTAGAATTATTAAAAGCACCTCCACTACCTACAGATGTCTCAACTCGAAGTTGATTAAATTCTAGGGCATAGAAAAAATTAGTATATGAAGGATCAGTCATTTTGTATAAATTATTAAATGACATTGATACTGTATATGAGCCTGAATATTCCCCAAAAGGTTCATAAACAAAAGCTGCAGCAAATGTTCCTGGCGCTACATTAGTGTTATATAGTTGAGTTAAGGCATCCTGATAAGCTATATCTAAAGAATCTACACTTTCATTAGTTAATTTAACTAATATAGAACTTGATAAGTCATAAATAGGAGTTAAAGGTTCTGATTTTAAATAAGGGTTATCTCCATTCAAATTACCATCTTCCGCTATAAAATTAGAACCATCTAACTCTCCATTAAAAAATTCTTGAGCATTACTTTGAGTAAAAGGCACTCGACCTAAAGGTGTTATATTAGTACCTAAAAAACTTTGAGTTAAATTATATGAAATTGAATCTCCTACAGGAACCCCAACTTCAGTTTGATAAGAAGTTCCATTATTTAATGTAATTGTTGTTTTATTAAAGCTTGAACTTAAATCAGCGTAAGCCCCACCTTGAGTAGATGTGAAGTTTCCTATAGGATCTTCATTAGTTCCAATAGAACCAGTTAATGTTAAGTCTTCAACTATAGATGCAGTGTTAAATCCAATATAAGCTATAGAACTTGAAGGAGTAATTTTAGGAATAGGATATTTATTACGTTCTAATAAATGCTGTTTAATAACAATTCCTGAAATTAAACTAGTTTGAGCTGGAGTAAAATCCTTAATCATTTTGAATAAGGAATTATCAAAATATTTAATTAATCTAATATAATCATAAATGTTATAATTATGAATGTATTTTAAAAAATATTGTTCTCTTAATCTATCCAAAGGATTATAACTAGTATTTCTATCATAAATTACTCTAGGATCTCCTAAAATATCTCCTAAATTAAATCCAGGTATTTGACCTGCTATATCATCATTAATTTCATTTTGAGGAGAAAAAGCTATTTCTAATTGATTAATGTTAGATGTAAATGATTCAGATATAGAAGAATTTTGTTGTATGCTTATATCTTTAGATAAAACACTACCTGAAGGTAAAACCATATCTACAATTTTAATTCTATCTGTAGTACGATTTTTTATACCATTTATAGGTTCATTAGGATAAACAGTTTCATAATTATTAACAAATATAGGAGTTCCTACAAAAGATGCTAATGAAGTATCACCACTAAATGATTCATAGTTTTCCCATGAACCTGTAATTCTAGGATGTATAGATCCAGAATTTATATATAATTCATTACCTAAAGGTAATCTAAATAATAATTGTTCAGAACCTGAATTAAATCCATTCCCTTCTATAGAAGATGGATCTTTAATAAAAGATTTAAAACTTTTTTCATTTAAAGGTGTATTATAAAATCTATATTCTTGGTATAGAGGTCCAGGTCTTTCAGCTATACCAGGGTAATAACTATTTAAACATGGAATATAATCTTCACTCCACTGAGAAAGAGATGAATTTATTGAAGATGAAAAATAATATAATTCTCCATTTATATAACTTCCAGCGTGTAATATAAATTCTTCAGTATTATTATTAGTTATCATTACATCCCACCATTCATTATTAAAGAAGGGTAAATATAAAGAAGCGCTTAATTGAATATTATCTAGGTCCGGGATAAAGTTTAAAGTTCCATACTGGTAATAAGGATCTAATATATTATTAGAATATGGAGTATAAGGATTTCCTGAACCTGTATATAATATTCTAATTGAAGTTCTAGAACGCCCACCATCATTTAATTCCCATAAAGTTTTTTGATAATTTTGTGTAATTTTAATACCTAAACTACGTTCAAATTTAAATCTAAATAATACTGAACTAGGGACATCAGTTACATTTTGAAAATAATTATTAATCCTCCAAGGTGAAAATAGAAAACTTCCTGAAGAGTTCCAGGCATAATTAAAACGATCTTCAGCTAAATCTTGAGTATTATCAATTACATTTCTACTACCAAAATCATTTATTCTTAAAATTGTAGAAGGAATTCCATAAATATTGAGAATATCTTTTAAACCTTGAATTGTACCTTTTTTCTTTAATAATAGAGGTAAATTATGATATAATCTTTTATAAATAGATTTTTCAATATCTTGTAAAGGTATTACTTCATTCGAAGCTGATATTTTAGTGTTAATATATTCATACCCCGATAAAACCGGTAAAGAACCCGTTATAAATGGAAAAGGGAAAGTATTACCATCAGGTGTTACACCTAATAAAGCTGTATATAAATCCATGGAAGAAAAACTATTTTGATATATTTTAAGACCTAGGTCTTTCAAAATAGTAGCTACTAAATCCTTAGATACTCCATAATTTAATCTATTATCAGCGTCCCATTTATTAGTTACATCTTTATAATAAACCCAAATATTATCAAACATTTCTCCTAACATTTCAATAAAGAATTCATATTGAGAGTTAGAAGAATCATCTCTTAAATATTGAGGTATAGAATTTACTAAATTATTATAATTTTCTCTATCATATTCTTCAGCTACTAAAGATTGAGATAAGAACCAATTTGAACCTGAAAAAGAACCTGTAGAAACATTTATATAAGGATAGGTGTTATTAGATTTAGGCCAAGCATTTGAACCTGATTCAAAATATAAATAATATTCATAACCATCAAATGTAGTTACTATTTCATCTATTTTATTCTGCCATAAATCATAGTTTTGAGTTGTATATGAACTTGAAACACTTCCTGTAGGAGATAAATTAGAATTTATAGTATAATCTCCAATTAATTTTAATTTATAGTAAAAATTCTCTAAACGAGTTTGCGCTGAAGATAGGTATATAAAATTATTATAATCTGAATAATCAACATTAATCTCTATTCCTCTTTCATTTAATATACTATTAAGTTGATATTTTAGATTTCTTGAACCTGTATTATAATTAGTTGAAGTTAAATCTGTATAATTAACATAAGGAGTTGAATTATTAATTTGATCATTAAGATTTAAATTAAGATTAGGGCCTCTTAAAGTTAATGAAGTATCCTCAAAAATAAAATCTGGTGTTAACTCTATATCAAAGGCTAGAGAATCTGATACTTTAGTAACTATCCATAAAGTATCTTTCAAATTAAATTGAGGTGGTAGAGGTTCATACAATTTTATTAATAAATCCCCTCCATTATCTAATAAAGTATTTACACCTATTAATACTTTATTTTCTCCAAAATTTAAATAAAATTCATTAAAATAAACTTCACTATTAAGATTTTGTATAAAATTTGGAAATTCAGAAGTTAAAAGAGTAGTCGGAATTATATTACTAGCTAACCTCAACTCAGTCCTATCTGGAGATATTTCTTTAATGAAGAAATTTGCTTCTTGATTACTACTTAATTGGTTTTTAAAAAAATTATAAACAATTTGATATTTACCTTCATCAAATCCAGTTTCAATTAAATCTCGTTCTGGATTGAGATTCATAGTTGAGTAACCTCCAGTTTCTATGATAGAAGGATCATTACTAAATGAGTAATTTCTAGTAATTAATCCTGCTAATAATTGATTATTAAGATCATAAATAAAATACTCAACATAATCTTCTTCAGGTTTAAATGAAGATGTTATGTTAAAGTTAGGTATAATATTATTATCAGAAAATGTATAATCCTGTAATGAAAATATATCGGGGTTTATATTAGTTATTATAGTATTCATTATATAGTATTTAATTCTTCTAATCTTTGATTAAGAGATAGATTTTCTTGTCTTAATTGGGAAATTTCATTTAATAAAACTTGAATTTCTTCATTAACTCTATCAAACTCAATATAAGCCCCACTTCGTTCTACTAAATAAGTATGAGAATTTATTGTCCCTTCTTTTGGTATCTGGAAGAATAATTCTTCATATAAATTAAAAAATTCATCCACCCCGATTGTAGGAGTTTCAACATTAGAGGTACCCACAAGCTGAGTAAATGAAGTATCCACAGTATTAGTGAATCCATTTTTAGTAAATACATTTTTATTTAATGTTATAAGTTCAGCCATTTATAATTTTAAAATTGTAATTATTATCCAATATTAAAGTTGTATCTCCTATTGTAGTTTGCATCAATATACAATAATACCTTTCAGGTTCCAACCCATTCATATAAATATCAAAAAAACTACTTTCTTCATCTGAAGAAATTAAAGTATATTTTTCATCAAAATCAATTACCATTTCATTTGTATGTAAGTCCTTTACAGCGTAATAAGAGGAACCTGAAGGTAAATAATAATTAGTAGTATAAATAGAAGACGTTTGGAATGTTCTAGTAGGATATTGGGGACGAACATTTAATCTAAAACGTTGTATACTCTCAGGATAGAAAAATCCTGGATTGTTAGCTAAAGAAATATAAACATCTGAATCATTAATTACAGTTTGAGTTGAAGAACCTGTATTCCATATAAAATCATTCCATCTAAATTCAAGTTGGGGTGGATAAATTGTATGAGTATCTATAGAAAAATATTTTAATGTAGTTTGTTTATTAATATTATTAATAAACTCTTGTGAAGGATCTTGTCTTAAAATAAATCCATTATTATTCCAAACACTTCCTGTCCAATACTTAACTATATCAGTTACATTAAAATTTAAATCTAAATTAGACCTGTATGAAAAAGTTTGACTAGCAGAAGGAGTTACCCACCAAACACCCCCACCTGGATTTGATACTTCAAAGGAAGCTGTACTATTATTAGCAAAATTTGAAGTTTTCCAAGAAGTACTTCCTGAATAATTAGACCAAGTCCATGAAGCTCCATTTTGAACCTCAGGATATGAAGAATAAAACCCAGTACCCATATCCCAGGATTGAGATAAAGCATTTACTAATATTTTAGTATCAGTTTGGATACCTGTAGTATTAGCTACAAATAATTTTAAATAAACTTTCCAATCTTTATTTTTAATTAGAGATTGAGAAACATAACTGATATCATCAGAATTAAATTGAATAAGAGTTCTTGAGGTTTGAGGGGTATCACCTACTAACTTTAAAGGTCCTTCAATAAAATTAGTACTAGCTTCTAATATTTCATCTAACCCAGTATTCATACTTGGATAAGCAGAATATAGAGTAGTGTCTTTTGTTGGGAATATTTTATATACGGCCATGTTTAAAAATTTACTATACGTCCTTGAATGTCACTATCAGGATATTTAACTTCAAATATCATTGGATCTAATGAAGGGTAAACAACACCATTTATGGTAGCTCCTTTAATATCATAAGCGTATTGAGAATACCCTAAATTTTCACCACTTAAATTAGTTATTTCAATTAATTTAACAGTTTGAACTCCTTCAATTTTATCTAAAAGAATACTAATATCTCTTAAAATAATAGGTTCATTAATTTGCCAATTATCTCCTCTCCAAAAATCTTTTAAAGCATTAATACATTTAGTTAATACCTCATTTGAATTATAACCAGGTAAAACAATAATTTCAAAATTAACATTTATATTAATAATAAAAGCATCTTTGATATTTAATATATTATTTGAAGAGTATTGAGATAAATAAGTTTTTAAATTTTGTTTTAAAGTAATTGTAGCGTTTTTAAGTTTTTTCTCATTATCATAAGATAAAACATATAAATCTAATAAATTATTTATATTATTCGAAGCTAATGAAGGTGTTATATAAGCTTTAGCTATATTACCATATCTAGAAGGCATTGATAAAGCCCTAACTAGATAATCATCAGAAGTAACATTTCTTAACTGAGTAGCAAAATTAGAAGAAGCATTTTGTCTTAACTCTTCAATAGTATCTCCATCTCCCCCACCATCAGCTGCTGTTATATTATTTACAGCAAGAGTTGCAAAAATATAATTAGCAGTATTGGTATTTAAACTTGGATTTAAAAACACAGGAGTACCCGAAGTTATAGTATTTATAGTATTCGCTGGCACATTTGACACAACACCTCCTCCTGTTAAATATCTAACAGTTAAGGTAGTATTAGATGGGGAAATACCATACGACTTAGTAAATATAAAATTTGAAGGAGAGAAAGCAGTTGTTAATTTAGTTTTCTCAAAAGGTAAACCTAATCCTACATTATCAGGGTTAGGAATTATGTTTTCATCTGTTATGGTAGGATCTCCAACTCCAAATTGTAATTGTAATGTAGTAGGGTTTAATAATCTAGTAGCAAATCTTCTCTGAACTGATTTTAATTGTAATAAATAAGGTACATCTCCAGTTTTAGTAGGATCTTCAATATTAGTATTTCTTATAGAATCAAATACCATATCTTGAGCTAAATAATCAACCTCATACCATTTATTACCATCAGAATCTATAATATCTAAAATTCCCACAATTTGAGGAGAATTTATTTCAACGGTTTGGAAAGGTTGGGGATCCCCAAAAGTAAATGTAGTAGTATTAATATTAGCTGATATTGCTTTTCTAGTTTTTCTTAATAAGAAATAATTTACTGCATTACCTGTTACACTATAAATTGTAACTTCTGTAGGATCCAAAGAAGAAGAAACGCTAAAATCAACAGGATCCTGAATTATAAATGATATACTTCCTGAGGCTGTTGAAGTTAATGTCGTATTTTCAGGTACATATAAAGCATACCTAAAATCAGGAATATAAGAACTACCTGAGGTTATAGCAGGAACTTGTTGATAAAAATCAATATCTACTGTAGCTACTTGAGTTACATTAGGTTTATAACCTAACATATAAGCTAACTCAAATAAATTATTTGATTGTCGAGCATATTGTAAATATGTTTCTTGAATTTGATTATCTAAATAAAAAGATAAAACATCTCCTACATAGGCCGCCATCTCCATAAACATAATACCTGGAGAGGTTGGACTAAAGTCATTATAAGTAGTAGGGAAATAGGTCCTAGCGTAATTTATTAAGCTGGACCTTAGTTCAGTAAAATCTTTATTTAAATATTGAATATTACGTTTAGTAGCCATTAAGTAAAATTAATTTGTAATTGGTCTGAAATTGATGTATTTTGGATTCTATATTTAATAACTACATTATAAGAATTATCATCATATTGTTGATATACTTCTAATTCATCTACTATAACATTTGGAAAATTTTGAGAAATTTTAGTTTGGATATTATCTTTTAAATCTTGAGTAGTATTATTTGTTATATTTTCAAAAATAAAAGATCTTAAACCTCCTCCAAAAGTTGGATTTAAATAAATCTCTCCTGGTTCAGTTAAAAAATAATTAATAAGATTTGTTTTTAGAGCTTCTTGAGTTGTGTAAGTTGTCTGAAAAACCCCATTTGAATTAAAAGGTAAAGACACCCCTACACCCACATCTCCACGTGTATCAATAGGAAATATTTTTTTCGCTCCAAATGCCATTATTTATTTATTTAATAAACCTATTATCTGATCTAAACTTACATTACCTGCAGGTAAATCAGCACCCGGCATAACTCCTGTAGGATTAAAACCTGGTTGAGGAGCTAATCCTTGAAGATTTTCAGTTGTAAAAGATATTTCATTAGATCCTTTATTAAAACCTCCTACCATAGCTTCATACATAGCTTTTTTATCAATTTTAGGAGTTTTAGGATGTTGTACAGATTCTTGAATTACATTTCTAGAACCTCTAACAGATTCTAAAACAATTTCCTTTAATTCCTCTTGAAAGACTTCTCTCACAGCTTGTTTTAACAATTCTTTTAAAGCATTAACTTTCATATTTATAAATATTTTAATTTTAAATTTTTACACTCCAAGTTTTAGTAGAAGAATTCCAAAAATAAGTATTTCCATTTACATTAATAGATTCTCCATTATAAAATCCTTCCCTACCAACAGGATAGAAGGGAGTAGTAAATGTTATAGTAACGGGCTCCCATTTTTGACTTCTATCACTCCAGATATAAGTTTGATTATTAGTTGTATAATACTCATTATCATATAATCCTTTTCTACCCACAGGTGGATATAAGGTAATTACTGAAATTGAATTATCCAAATTTGAATCTAAAAATTGATCAATTTTAAATTTTACTTCATCTACTAATATTTGAGAGTCAGCACTAAATGAATAATCTCCTATTATTTGAGTATTATCACTTCTTATACCTACCACACGCCTTCTGGGAAATGAAAATTTATTTTCTTTATCATATTCTAAAATTAATCTAAAATTTTTATAATCTAGAGGATTATTAGAATTAGGATTTAAACTTTCATTTAAGGAAACTTTAGTTACACTATCTTCATTTATACTATCAATTTCACTATCTAAATTAATATTTAAACTTTCAAAATATTTTTCTTTTTCCTCATCACTCAAATTTTGGGATTGTTCATTAAGGCAAGATAATAATAAAATATTTAATTCATTCAATTTAGATTGAATGTTAGTAATAGATTTTCTAATTATAATAACAGAAGGAGTAACTGAATTTACAGCTCCTTGATTTTGATTAATTATATTAGATAAAGAATCTAATGTTGATGAAAAAGTTAATATAACCCCTAAAGGCACCCCAGCACCTGGAGGAACTGATGAGGGTATAGGAAGATTTTTTATAGTAGATGTAGCAGCATTTAAACTAGAGTTAATAATATTTAAAGTACTACTAGTTTGTGTTAAAGTTTTTAATGAAGTTTGGGTTTGGTTTAGAGCTTGAGTTAAGGAATTTTTTGTTAATATTATTTTTTGTAATTCCTCTTTAGAGGGGCATGAAGTCTTCAGCCTACTTAATAAAGGATCAATACCAGATTCAAAACTAACACTAGCTTTAATCGCATTTTTAACTAAAGAAGAAATAATAGGTCCAAAAGCCATTATATTGTTTTATTTTGTTTAGATTTTAAAGTATTAAGTTTATTTTTAAGTAAATTTATTTTAGCTAAAGCTTGTGTAGCTTGGGCATTAACATTAATAAAAGGAGTACCTGGAGGTAAAGAAGATAAAGTTGATAATTGATTAAAGACTCCTATTAATTCTTCAAATAAAGCTGACAATAAATCAACAGTTTTATCTCCTAATAATAAAGGTTCCGTAGCATTTTTATCTCCTAAAAATAATTCTTTAGTCTGAATAACTGTTTGTTTAGAATCAATATTTACATTTTCAGTAGCGTTCAAATTAATAGATTTCTTAGAAAGAAATAGAATATGATCTTCATAAGCGTTAAAAACTAAACGACCTGAATTAAGAATTACTTGAGGTCTTTTATATAAATTTACCTCTTCAGGGGCATTAGATTTATAACTTTGGAATAAATTAGGAGAATTTAAAGGGATTTTTTGAAAACTAGTTAACCAAATAGAAGACTCCATATTATTAACATCTTCTACAATAGGAATCCAACCTTCATCATTTTGATTTCCTTGACCATTTCTTAAAATAACTATAGGATCTCCATTTTCTCCTATTTCTGACCATGAATTTAAATTAGGTACAGTTGAACTAAAACGTAAACTACTTCCCCATCTACTTTCAAAAATTCTATCCCCTTCAAAAGGTAATAAAGGATGTATATCAGATTTTTCAATAAAAGTTTTACCTAAGTATATCTCAGTAGATTGGTCTGTAACTCTTCTAACACTTCCTATTTGAGTTTGTATATAGTCTTTTTGTTGGGAGGGTTGTAGTGTATTAGAATTTTGAGGAAAAGCATTATGGTGAGGATGATTCCAAACTCCAACAACATTTATATAATAATTAGTTTGACTAGTTGTAAATTCTCCTATATTAGAATTAGGCAAAGTCAAAATATAAACTATCTCATTAATTAATGGATAATTTTTAAGGGAAGGATCTAAGGGTTTAGCTATAGGTAAAATATTTTTATTAGTACTAGGGGAATTTACAACCTCATACTCTATAGTTCCTAAACCATTCCATTCACCTAATTCTTTAAACCTAGGATGTGTTTCATCTAATACTATACTAGTAACTCTACCTTTAACTACAAGATTTTGTAATTGATTTGAATTAAATAAACTAAAATTATTATTTTTATTTTTATTAGAGTTAGTATATAAAGATGAAATTCCTTTAGTTATCATTTTATTTTAAATTTTTAACAGCGTTTAATAATTGTTCTTTTTCTTCATCACTTATACCTAACTGAGTTGAAGATTCAGTATTATTAAGAGTTCTTTGAACCAAAGCAGCCATTTTAACTAAAAGATCATCATTTTTAACTCCTATTTCTAAATATTCTTTAATAAGAGGTACAATTAATGTAGCATCCCCTATTTCTTCAATCATAGGTTTAAGTTCATTAATTAAAGCATTAATTTGTTTATCTTTTTTACGTTGGTTATCGTAAATCTCCTCTAAAATATTACTAAATGTTTTTCCTTTAAATACTTCTTTATTAAATGTTGTCATACCTATAAATATATTTAATCAAACTTTATGTAACCATTTTCTAAATAAAATAAATAACCTTTATTAAAAATATATTTTAATTTATCAACCACTTTAGTTATACGTGGAGTTGTAACATCTGCTTGTTCTTTTATATAGATGTATAAAGCTTTTTTATTGAAAATATTAATATGTTCTCTTTTTCTGAATAACTCTAAAACTGCATCTGCTATTCGAGCATCATTAATATAGTCTTTACTTTTCTCCTTTACTGGAAATAACGTATAAATATTATCAGTACAATATTCAATATAACTATCAATATATTTATTTAATTTACCTTGTGTAGTGGGTTCTTCATGTTCTTCATACATTTGTTCATCTAATGAATATGAATGAGTAATATTCTCATCAACTACATCTAATGAAGACTTATCTATTTTCTTTTTATAATTTTTTTCATTTGATTTTATTAAATATCTTTTAGCTATAGTACCAAAAAATGAGTAAGCTTTATACCCTAATTCAGGATCGAACCTATACATTTTAGATAATAAAAATATTATTACTTCATGTTGTAAATCTTCTAAATTCTCTACTTCAGTATAATAATATTTAAAAGTATGAATCAAATTTTCAGTAAGTTTAAAGAAAGGATAATGTATATAATTTTGATAAATCTCGTTTTTTAATACTTCATCTTGTGTATTATTATATAATACTATAGCCTCTTCAGTTTCAGAGGTGAAATAATTTTTACTCATAATTTAACTTTAAATTTATTTAATATATTATTAAGTAATTTAATTCTATCAAAGAAAAATCCTATTTCATCATCTGATTTAAAAGTTCCTTTTACATCAATTTCTTGAATTCTCTCATCAATAAAAGTGATTACATCATCAAGTTCATTAAGATAATTTTGATATGAAACCAAAATATCAACTGCTTTTTCGTTTTTTCTTAGGAGATTCCATATAATATAACCCATCACCCCTATTACTACTACTAATATTGAAATTAATATTTCCATATATTTTACGTGTTTTAAAGTGGAATAGGTCGTGTTAGTAACACGACCATATCCTTTATAAAATTTTAAATTATTCTAAATTATTTAACAAATTTCGCAATCCTTCACTTTTCATAGAACTCAAAACTTTTTGTTTTACTGGAGTTTTTTTCTCTGTTGAAGATTCTTCAACTTTTGTAACTTTCACATTACCAAATTTTCCATTCCATGTTCTTTCAAATTCAATACGAGCCGCCATCAAATCCGCAAAATGTAAAATATAAATTAAAGCATTCCTAGGTTTTTGTTCAGGCATAAATGTATGTAAATACTTTTTATTAGCTTCATCATATAAACCATCATGGGTTTGAATTGCTAACATCTCATTAAAAGTATATTGAATTCCATGTTTTTGAAGTAAATATAATCCTCTATCAGGTACTGATGCAAAGGCTAAAGAATCATTAAACATGTAATCTTCTCCTAATTTATTACGCCTCCATTCATCAGTTTGAGGAATATAAGCTTCATGATTTTCATCACCCATTTTACCTAAATCATGATTTAAGGCTGAAAAAATCATTTCTTCATAAGTGAAACCTGAAGTATCTACTCCCATTTCTTCCCATATATCATATTGTTTAATAACACATTTAATAACTCTATTAACATGTTCAATATAACCCCCTGGAAAAGCATTATGGTATTCTTTTTTATGGGCGGCGGGCATAAACATTAACCTTTCTTGATATTGATTATAAAAATTCAAGAGTTTTTGCTTCCTTTCTCCAGTTATATAGTTATTTACATAACCTATAAATTCATCCCAATTATTCTTAATTTGCTCAGCATTTAACATAACTTTAATTTTAAGTATTAATCTCTACGTTGAATCATTGATTTAATTTGCTCAAGAGTTTCTTCACACTGGTTTAAAACTTCTTTAAAATGCTCAGTGGTAGTGTCAGGACGAGTAAGCATAACATACATCGTTTTAAATTTCCCTTCTAATTTTTCAATTTTAGTTGTTATCAAATCTACATTTTTCATAATTACAATATATTAAATTTTTTCTATAATACCAAATTTAAATTAAATCTATGATTTTTTTCAATAAAATACATTTTTCATATTCCTCATATTTTTCAAAAAATTCTATAGAATCATTTAAATGTTTTTTTAATGAAATTTTCATATTCTTATTTATACCCAAATAAATTTTTAATTGATCTAAATTAATATCTTCTAAAAAAGAAAAAGCTCTATTGAAGATAATATAAGACTTGATTAAATCAACTTTATCTTTATCCCCATCTAAAGCTTTTTCTATAAGAGATTGTAGATCCTTTCTAAAATTAAGGGCATTCTCAAAATTTTTTAATTTATAAGCTATTGTATTTGTAATATCAATAACAGGATCAAATTCAGGTTCCTCAGAAAATAAATCAAATATTTTATTTACTTGTAACATATTGATAAATATAAAAAAAGGGGTTTTAAAACCCCTATTTTAGTTAATGATCATTTCTACATTTGAAGAATCTAAAAGTATAGAATCAGTTGAAAGAGAATCTGTAAAAATATCTGATGTGTCTTCTAAATCTAAAACCTCAGTAGAATCTTGAATAGAAGTTTCTTCATTCACCGACGTACAATCACAAGCTGTTAAAGTACTAACTAACATAACTCCAAATAGAGTTTTAATAAAATTTGTTTTCATAGTGGACCATGTAGGATTTGAACCTACGACCAACGGATTATGAGTCCGCTGCTCTAACCGCTGAGCTAAAAGTCCTAAATTTTGAGCAGGTAGTCAGAATCGAACTGACATCCGAACATTGGAAGTGTCCTATAATAAACCATTATACGATACCTGCAAAATTACCTCGATTTCAAGTTAAAATCAAGGATTAGTTACATCGGTTTCTTTCGCTGTTTCAAGAACCTGTTACACTTCTGCTATAAAACCCGGCAAGTCTACTTGGTAGGAATGACTTATTTCCTATTTACCCAACGAAGAGTATTTTAATTATAATAACTCATATAATCTATAAATTTACAAATTCTGCCTTTATTATAACTTTCAGTTACCACCTCTTATTAACTGGATTACTTTAAAGCTGTAATCTAACTTTGAATTCTTCAATTCATTGAGCTGATGATAGGAATCGAACCCACAACCCTCTGAGTACAAATCAGACGCTCTACCAAATTGAGCTACATCGGCTTATTGCGGTTCTAACGGGATTCGAACCCGTGACCTCCCGCGTGACAGGCGGGCGTTGTAAACCAACTCTACTATAGAACCATGTGATAATTTTTAAACTGACGCCAGAATTATCAAAACTGTGCCGATTACGATTCGGTGACCATTTGAGCTGTTCTTATGAGAAGCTTGTCTATCTTACGATCCTTGATCAAAGGCAATTGTGGAAGTTATGAGAATCGAACTCACCTCAAACTGATTGCAAATCAATCTCGCCAAACCTTGGTATATGAACCCCCAATCAAAAGATAGCTTATAACGTCCATATTACCCCGTTATAAGAAGTGACGACCAGTCAAGTTATGGATCTTACTTTACGTTGCCTGCAACAGGTGCCACTTACTTCTATCTTTTTTGTTGCGAGGGTGGGACTCGAACCTACGACCTTCAGGTTATGAGCCTGACGAGCTACCGACTGCTACTACCTCGCGATATTTTTACCATACATATTATCAATGAACAATTTTTTATTCGTACTCTCGACGGGACTCGAACCCGCAAGCTTCACAGTGAAAGTGTGATGACCTAACCCATTAGTCGACAAGAGCATATATTTGCTGAGGTGGGGAATTTCGAAATCCCGACATCTTGATTAACAGTCAAGCGCTCTGCCTCTGAGCTACACCTCAATTTAATGTTACAAAATCATTAACTTTTATCCAATTCATCTTATTTTCTTATTATAATATAAATATATGAATCAAATTTTAAATAGCCAAACTTATTTTTGAAAATCTGCTCTAATTATATGATCTGATGCTTTTGAAGCAATTTGTTCTTCAGGTTTAACTGTAGCTTTAAATCCTAATGATGTTACCCATCCTTTAGAAGCCGCCACTAATTTATATGAATCTTCAAATTCATCACTATTATAATCTAGATCAATTGAATGTATTTTTAACGGAGTATTATGGGTAATAAATTGAGCTACTTCAACAGATAGTTCAACTTCTTTCCATAGTTTAGTCCAAAAATCCTTAATTATAGGCATTTTAACTCTACTATAAAGTATATGGCCTCCTCTAGAACCTAATCTTAATACTACAGTTGTAACATAAACTGTTTCAATTCCAATATTCTGAGAATCAGTTCCTATATGTATAGAAACATCAGGGTACTTTTGAACATAATCTAATATATATTGAATTAGATTTATAGGTTTTAGATTAGTATAACTTTTAAATACATGATTCATTTTTAAAACAATTTAGCGGAAGACAATGGAATCGAACCATATCCCTTTTTAGGGGGATGCATTTCTTAGCAGGAAATCTTATCGCCTTGATAATTTATCTTCCAATTTGCGGAGGTCAAGAGACTCGAACTCTTACAGCTGTTACACCCTAGCGGTTTTCAAGACCGTGTACCACTCCTTTGGGGACCTCCTTTTGGGTGACTAAGCAGAGTCGAACTGCCATATACTTCATCCACAGTGAAGCGCTTTACCATTAAGCTATAGTCACAGTTACCCGGGGAAGATTCGAACTTCCATACTTAGAGCCAAAATCTAAGGTCCTGCCATTAGACGACCGGGTAATAATGTTATTTATATTTCTTTACAAATGTTTTCTCTTTACAAATATCACAATGTTGTGGTGGTAACCATTTTTCCCCTTTACATGATTTCCACTCATCTTCTGAAAATTCAGAGCCTGTTTTTAAAATTCTACTACAATTGGAACAAACTAAAGCAAACATTCCTGAATTAAATTTGAATTTAACTTTATTTTTCATAGTAGGGATGATAGGACTCGAACCTACAACCGCCGGTTCCCAAAACCGGCATTCTAACCAATTGAAATACATCCCTATATTGTATTGATAGATGGACTTGAACCATCGACCTTCACATTATCAGTGTGACGCTCTAACCAAACTGAGCTATATCAATATTTGTGGGCGAGGTGGGATTCGAACCCACTGCGTTTCTTATGTAGTAGATTTACAGTCTACCGCCACTCCGCCATCGTAGCCGCTCCCCCATTTCATTTTGCGTAGATGGGAGGACTCGAACCTACAACCCTTGGTTTTGGAGACCAATACTCTACCAATTGAGCTACACCTACGTTTGTCTTTCCTGATAGATTCGAACTATCGACATCTTCTTTGTAATAGAAGCACTCTAACCAACTGAGCTAAGGAAAGTACTGTGACCCTGGAAGGATTTGAACCTTCAACTCCCACATTAAAAGTGTGGTACTCTAACCAATTGAGTTACAGAGTCGTATGTTCCTTATTCTCTTACCCTTTTATTTCGGAACGCACCTGCTTATCTTTAAATACGAGTTTTTCAAGGGTACAGGTGCCATTTTATTTAATATTTACCAATATGTCAAAGAACAAAAAACCCGACTTTTTTATGGTCGGGTTCTTAAAGTTATTTTTAATTCACTTTATTCTCCCAACCAAAACATTCCCCATACCGGATAAAAATCCTTTTGCGAAATATTTTGTGTATGAATATTATATGTTTTCATTTGTTATAAATATACTAAACTTTTTTTTCTTAGCCAAACTTATTTACTTTTCTTTTTGTACCCTCATCTGGGTTCGAACCAGAAACCTATTGCTTAGAAGGCAATCGCTCTATCCAATTGAGCTATGAAGGCAATTTTTGTACCCTATACAGGAGTCGAACCTGTAAAATTTTGATTCTAAGTCAAACGCGTCTGCCAATTCCGCCAATAGGGCTTTTGTACTCCGAGTGAGATTCGAACTCACATAAAAACACATCTTAAGTGTGTCGCGTCTACCTGTTTCGCCATCGGAGCGTATTATAAATACACTATCTTTAAATTAAAATACCAAACTTAAATCAGAAGTATTTTTTACTTTTTCAAAAACTCTATGAGCTTCAACTCCTGACATAAAATATTTCCGTAACCAAATCTCTAGAAAATGAGAATCGATTTCATCAACTTTAACATCTGAGTCAAAGTATTTAGAAGCATATGAAAAATTCATATTTTCTAAAACTTTTACCACTTTTGATTTTTTAATTACTTTCATCTCACTTTCTTATTATAATATAAATATATGAATCAAATTTTAAATAGCCAAACCAAAAGAAAAAACCCCAAACTTTTCAGAATGGGGTTCAAATAAATTTAAGCGTAATTATAAACTAAATCCAATAACTCAGTATTAATTTTGGTATCATCTTCAATATTTAATTTAGATGAAATAGGATTAAAATCAATATCTACCAAATGATTAGATTGTGTAAGATTTTCTTGAATACGATTATAAACAGACCATAAATCATTTCCTAAATCTTCCTCTCTAACAGCTCTTAATAGTTGTAAAGCATCAATCTTTCTAGTATTACCAAATCGAATTTTTAAAGCCTCTTTAGCTAATCTATGAGATTCATTCTCACTCAATTCTTTTTCTTTTAATTTACCGAATTTATTTACAATATTTTGAGTGGACTCCTCCATACTTTTAAGTCGATTTTCTAATACATTATGATCTTGAGATGTATGAGATAATGAAAAAGATCCGAATCGTTCACCTGAAATTAACCCATTTGAGCATACTAACCTATACATACCCATATCCACACTTACACCATTATTAAACTTGTTAGAAATGTTAACCATAGCTACAGCTTCAGTTTTAATTTTACTTGAAAGTTTAATGTTGGGATGTTGGAGTTGAATATATTGAGAACCAATTTTACGAGTAGCAGGTCCTCTTTGTTCATAAGCGCCCCAAATATACCATCCTTGATCTCTTAAAGATTCTACAATGTCTAAGGTTTCAATGAAATCCTTTGAAGTTTTAATACGCTGATTTTCTCTCCAAGATTTCTCAAGTGAAGGTAGAAACGCGATTAATTTGTTAACATTGTTGTCCATCGGAATGTAACCAAATTTGGGTTTGAAATTTGTAATCATATTTTAAAATTTTAATTTATGTATAAATATATGAATTAATTTTTGAAAGACCAAATAAAATTAAGCTTCTTCTTTAGCTGATTCATAGGCATAATATACACCTTTTGAATTAATTGAGAAATAAACTTCAAAATCTTTATCACAATCTCTATTTTTAGAAAAGAACATTTTTCTTTGTAAACTGTCTTTAGATCTTTCAACATGACAAAATGCATCCACCATATGCTTTAATCTATTAGAACCTGCAAAATCCCCTGATTTAGTCATTTGTTGAATATTAATAAATGTGGTAAAGTAGTTATTATCATTATTACCTTTTTTATGAGTATCCTGAAGATGCAATAACCAACTTTCAGCCATTCCCTCAGTACATTTATGAGCGTCTTTATACATATCAATCACCTCAGCAATTGAATCTATACCTACCACATCATATCCTGATTTAAAAACATACTCTAAAACTTCTTTAATATCATCCGCGTAATTCTTTAAAAACAAAACTTCAACACAACTTACTTTAGGTAATCTTTTACAATACTTATAATAAGCAATTTCATCCATTTCTCCTGAAACGAATAATGTTTTATAACCCTGCATAGTTAAGTTAGATAATACATCTAACACTACAGTGGATTTACCTGAACCTGGGCCCCCTGCAAACATCATATTAGTACCAGGCATTAAACCTCCTTCAGTTGAAAAAATTACATCCAACTCAGTATTAGTTTTCATAGGCTCAAACAAACTATCACCGAAATAAAGATCAGAACCTCTAAGAGTATTTACGATACTTGGATCAAAAACTTTTTCAATTTTCATTTTTGATGGGCGGCCTCTTTTTACAGTATTCATTTTTCTTATTTTCTTATTATGATATAAAGATAAGTTAAGGGATTTGGTAAGCCAAACCCCTTTAAAAATAAGATAATATAAAAAATTCTTTATATTTTAGCTAACTGAAAATGCATACCATCTTTTCTTTTCCAATTACCACCCCAATGAAAACCTGCATCAGTAAAACATTTAACAAACCCCGCAGATAATTTAGGTTCCATATTTAATTGATTTTCGAAAGCGTTTACATCAATAGCAATAGCCCAACTATGCAGGCTCATAGAATTTAAACCTCGTTTTTTACGAATGTTGAAACATCCGTCCCAAGTTTTTAATTCATTTACAAAATTTCTATCTATTAAGTTTTTAAAAGCTTGTTCTAGGGGCCCAATTAAATCTCGATTACAATATAAACGTTTAGGAATAACTCCTATTTCTAGGTTAGAAGGAACATCCCACATAACCAAATTTTTTTGTAGTTCAGGATTTCCATATTTTTTCAAACATTGAGCTGCTGTTACCATATCAATACATATTATATAATTTATTGATATTCATCATCTGATATAGAAGCAGCGTCTAATTCATTACGAATTTTTAACATATAATCCTCATATCTAAAATCCCAATAATGATCATGTTTTAAAGAATTATCATCTTTTAGATATTCTAAGAATTTTACTCTAATATTGTTAGGCAAATCTTCAGCCCATTGTTTAGCAGTTTTCATATTTATAAATATCTAATTTTGAAGTCAGGACAGGATTCGAACCTGTAAAACCTCCATGTAAGATAAAGGGGGGAGGTATGATATCTGTTTCATCAACTCGCTAGTACTTCTGGCCGGACTCGAACCGGCACACCCTAAGGCAACAGATCTTAAGTCTGTCGTGTCTACCAATTTCACCACAGAAGCAAATTGTGGTCCTTGTAGGACTTGAACCTACGACCCACGGATTATGAGTCCGTCGCTCTAACCATCTGAGCTAAAAGACCTTATCTTCCTGATACCACTCAGGCTCGCACAATGTGTCTACACTTATCTTTTAAGTTTAGGTGTTCTAGGTATATTAATACACACCATTTTTCAACAACTACTACAACAATATTACTACTGTTGAGGCATAAATAAGATTTTTAACGGACTGAAAATGTAATTACCGTTTATTTATGCTGCCACCATTATTGTTACTTAGGTTATATACTCCATTCAATCTACAATCCTGACAGTCATATCAAGTATAACATACATCAGTGGGATAGTATTTTCACAATAACTTTACATTCTTCTACTTACTATTTACCACAATATTATAATGTGGTCAGTATAGAATATTATCTAATGTTTTGTAATAAAGTATTTTCGAAATATTTACTTCGGAACTATAATAACTTCTCCATTGAAGTTTTCCTTTTATTACAAAACAATTAGACATGAGATTGATATTTGTGTTAAGAGTTAATTCATGTAGCCACACCTTCCATCCTCTCTTTAAGTTGTGTACGGTACTTAGTTTCTCTTATCCCAATCAGAGAAACAACACAATTTGTAGTAATAAAACATTTAAGCCTTTTACTGTACAAGACATGGTAGTACTTAATCCAATTATTACTACAACTTTTTATGTGAATTACATTTTAAATTTCTGTTTGACATAGTAAGACTTATAATAATTCACAAAGGTAAATATCAAACCTAATTTCTTTCAGAATTTCAATGAACGCTTTCGTACTCCCTACTGGACTTGAACCAGTGACCTTGATGATATAAGCATCCTACTCTAACCAACTGAGCTAAAGGAGCAAATAATATTTTAAAATATACTTAGCCAATCAATCATATCTACCGCTTCAACTTTCATGATATAAAGATAATATTCAAATTTTCAAAAGCCAAACATTTTTTAAAACTTCTTTTTTCTAATCTTGAGATTTTGAACCACCTATTTATTAGGTGGCTCAAATCCCATAGCATCTTACTATATTGAAATATTCATGCAGCAGAAATTCTTAGCTCTGTAACTTGTAAACACTTTCTTAGTGCCTGTACCACTCTCACCTTTTTTCCAAAATGTAAATTTGATGTTAACACTAACCATAGTATCGAGTTTAGGATCGTTAATATATTCAACATCAGTTACCCAAATTTTAGATACTTTTCTATTATCCTGAGCAAATCTAAGCAACGTTTTAGAAAAGATCATTAAATCTTTAACACTCTCAAATTTTTGCTCTAAACCGTCTTTGAAATCTAAATCCATCATATCTTTTTAATCAATATATAAATATATGTATATATCTTTGGGTAGCCAAACCTTTTGAAACTTCTATTTACCCCTTTGATACTATTTTGAAAAACATACCTCTACCTCCAAACATATATGGGTTATAATAACTCCCATCTTTTATACTATATAAAGATTCACTTCCTGGTCTGTACACAATTTCACTTTTTCTTATTAGTTTATCAGAAACAGGGATTAGATTACTATCCTTAGTTAGACTATCTATATCTAGATCTCTAACGTAACGTTTTCTAAACTTGTTTGATTTACAAACTGAAGGATTATTAGGAAATTTGATCATTTAGATTAAAATTTTTAAGTTTTTAGTCATTGATTATACTATTTAAATATTCGAGTACTTCTTTTGCTTTTTTTATATCTCTCTCATCAATATACCAACCCCCTTGTTCCTGTCTACCATGTGTATAAAATATAACATCAGGTGTATCAAAATGTAGTCCTGGATAAGTAGGGTCATATTTAGGATATTTTTTATCTTGTACAGCAATACATCCTACTCTTTCATCTATAAAAAATCTACTCATGGTTTTCTTGACAAATTATTATACATCCACGTAGATAAAGAAGTGGGACAAGGGATACAAATAACCCATCTAAGGTAAGGTAAAATTCCTATCACTCCTACTCCCCAATGACCATCCATTACTATAGATAGTTCAAATTCAAAGGTATCTAATGTCCAAAAACGGAAAAATAACCAACTAAAACTTAAACTAGGTGTATTGTATTTATCTCCTTTTTTATAGGATATTTTAGGTATAAGAGAAAATATTTCTCGATTATACCATCTTTCGGGTTTATGATTTGATAATAGCATTATTGTTTTGTTATTAATCCGTCTTTTTCAAGCATTATTTTTAAACTATAATAAAGAGCAACTGTTGCTTCTTTACTTAAGGGTAATACAGTTTGAAGTATGTTCCTATTGAATGTATAACTACAAGGTAATGGATTTTCCCCTTTAAATAACCTTCTAAAAACAATACGATAACTAGTATCTTTATAAGGATATATCCATAATCTTCAATTCGGGTATTTAGTAAATATTCCCAAATCACATGATGTGATTTTTATTTCCATAACATAAATGTATGATGAAATTCTCGGAAGGCCAAAGAAAGCCTGAAAAGATTTCAGGCTCGCGTTTATCCCATTTGGGTAAATACTGCCCCACATCGTTTGCTTTTCTCTTTCATTATCTTATGACCTTCATTTGTGTTTGGAATTCGAATAAGTCCATGCGTTGCATGACTAAAAAGCCCGAATGTAACTTCGAATGAACCTATGGTTGAATTAGGATCAATTATAAAATGTCCATGTTCAATAAAGTGTTTAATGTTATCACTTTCCTTCATTCCGTTGCTTAAGTACTGATCAAAATCAACACGTACAAAACCCGTGTCGGAAAGCGAAGAGTGATATGTGATTTCCTTGAAGAAATTAACACCTCCTGTATTGTAACAAACGTAGAAATTATTGTCTTCGCTTTTATAAAATGTAGGTTTATATTTCATGTACATCTCCACTTTTTTAATCCATTCAGCTGGGTTGTAGCCATTTATCTCTGAATTGATTACTTCTTCTGGTGTGGTGGTTGTGATTTTCATCGTCTCGCGTTTATTATGATATAAATATAAGATAAAAATCTTAGAAGGCCAAAAGAGTGTTATATTAAAGATATTGTTCAAGTTTATCTACCACACTGCTTTATACTAAATCATTATTGGAAACCGTAAATAAGCTAATCTCGCTGACCAGCATTTTTAGTAATCCTCTCAAAGAAATTGTCATCAGGTGGAACCCAAGTTTCAATTATCTGTAAAACACGATATGCTACTTTATCAATATCATCAAATCTTTGACCGACAATTTTGATGTTTGGGTATTTTGTTTCGTCTGGACTTTCAATTTGAATAATGACCTGTTTCTCCCAATCTTCTGATGCTTTACCATAATAACCTTCAAATTGACTTTCAAGTGTTATTGCTCTTAACGTATCAAATCTATAATGTCATGTTGAAGAACATTCTGGGAGTAGTCCATCATCTTCAATGCTTAGATTTATCCTATTATTATCAATAGACTCAACTTTTATAATATCATTGAATTCGTTTGTAACGAAGTTTCCAATACGAAGATCGTTAGCTTTTATCTTGTGCATATTCTGAAAAATCTAGAGTATCAATGTTATTATCTAATAGGTGTCCCAAGTTTAATAGAGCGATAAAAACAGGATGGTATGGAAAATGTTTTCGTACCATTTTACCTATTTCTTCATTTGCTTCTGCTTGATTTTCATCAAATCGTTCAAATTCTTTTACCCTATCTCCTACATCTGTTAAGAATGTTCTTAACTCATTTAAATCATCTTCGCTAATTAGCGTGACTGATAGTTGTTTTATCTTTCCCATTGTTTTAATTTTGTATACTATGCTGTAATAAAAATCGCCTAATTACCTCTGATAATATTATATCAGTATCGTCTAATTTTGGAGGAACAGACATTGTGAAGCTGCGCCCTCCAGTTGAACATAATTTACTAAGTGCTGATTGAGCCATTTCTGCAAGTTGTTGGTCGGGAATAACTTCCATTTATGCTTTGAATTCTTCGTGTGTCATTGCATCAACTTCTACTGCTCCACATTTAGGGCATTTATCACTATCAATAGCCATTTTCTTTAAGTCTTTGACTATTTCTTCGGGTATGTCAATATTTTTTCTCATTGTGCGTAACTTATCGCTCCTTTTAATGTTTTAAACTCACGTTCTGTTTTCCACATATCTTGAACAGCCCAATTCATATCATCTTTTTCACAATTACCATAAATGATATTTTTACCTGTGTCCATACTTTCAAGGCACATACCTTGGTTGTAAAGCATATTACCTATTTCATCTTCGTGATTTTGAGCAATCATTTCTATCATTTCGGAAGTTAATGGCTTACCCTTGTGTAGAGTAAGCCACTTTTTAAAATCTTGTTTCATTTTGCTTTTTTGTTTAGTTTATCTCTTTTAGTTCCAAGTTTTGCAAATCTTGTGTAAGCTACATCAGTTGGTTTTTTACCTGCTTTTTCGCAAGCAACAAAGTAGTCTTTCAACTCATCCATTCCAGCATTTACGTCTGACAAGTCAGAGCATTTTTTAGCTATTGTGTAAGCTCGTAAGTCCATTGTTTTACTTTCGTTTTTTACACCCCAAACCCCGCATTTATTTCAGTGCGGGGTGTGTATATTTGTATATACTTTTGTCGATGTGGGTGTGAAGGTATATTTTTATTGGGGTTTATACTTGATGATATGAGGGGTGTTTATGATGAGGGTGTGGGTTTGTGGGGTGTATATTTGTAGGTGTATATTTATGGGTTGGTGGGTGTATATTTGTATATACTTTTGTCGATGTGAAGGATCGTTTTCGATCTGAAAATCAATCTAATTGAACACCCCACACAACGCCCATATATAGTGATAACAACGCGCGTGGTAGATGCCACATAATACACGTGTAAGTTACCGGTACGTACGTACTACACCACAATCCATGCCATTTAATCTACCATTGATTTTATAACGATTTTACAGCGAATTTAGCGTTATGCAATTTCACAATATAAGGGGTCATTGTATTTCGTGAAGGTCATCAAAATCACAAAGCGAGCGGCTAATGTTACTACCTCTGTCTTCATGCGCTTTTATTGCCGCGTCCCATGTGTTGCCGTGCTGCTCTCTTTCTTTCTGCTTAGCGATTGCGTAGGCTGTCACAACATCAGAAAAAACATCATCGTCTTTAAAGTGGTGTCTGATTCTGTCGAAAAACCACGATAGGGCTGTGTCGTTCATAATTTTATTGTTTCATCATCATAATTTTCAGGTACAATAACTCCACACCAACAATCCTTATTATGACAATCAATCACTTTCCATGGTGTGGAGATCTTCATTTCCTCAATCATATTATCCATTACTTACTTTATTTATGATTGCTTTTTTAATCTCAGATACAGTTAAATCAGATGTCATTAATCCACTTTCATCCCACGCCTTATATAACTTAGTATACATTTGTCTTTCCTCAGTATTCGTATCAGCAATTATCTCATATAACTCATATTCAAATTCATAAGCCATTTTCGTCAGGCCTGCGTTTGAAGCGATTTCACTTTTAATTGCTAATGTGAAAATTTTATCTACGAGTGGTGTGATGTTCATCTTGTTTTTCTTATTACAGTCTAAATTTAAGTATCAGATCCTGGATAGCCAAACCAGTTTTTAAAGGCCTAATCTTGAAGCAACATATTTTTGACAAGCCATTTTATATCGTTTACCCATTTCAAATGCTTCAATTTCGTATGGATTTTCATGATATGATGTTCCTGTTTTTTCAAAAATCGCATACGCTTTAAGATTTTGTAAATAATGTGTATACTCATGAACAATTGTATCCATTGCTTCAACAAATGAAGAGTGTGCGGCTTTGTAAACATGAATCTTATTTTCAGATGAATCATAGTACCCATACAAACCAATTGGTGAAGGTAATCTATGTAATACTAAACTTGGAACCTCTAAACCGGGCTTAGTACCAAATGTTTTAACACAAAACTCAATGGCTAAATTTCCTGCTTCTCTGTTCAAATCGTAAATGTTCATTTTCACTTTCTTATTATGATATAAATCTAAGTGCAAATTTTAGCGTAGCCAAACAAAAGGTAAAAAGAGGATATAAAAAATTCTTTATACTAAAGATTTTCTCATATCCTCAAAATTACTGAGTTTGAAACCACATAAAATTTCTACTACTTTATATTTAATAAGATAGATATAATTTCTGCGGGCGTTAGAAGCTTCAACTTCGCTGGTGTGCCAATCTAAATATAAGGTATCACCATCAATAAATCTAAGATATTCTCTTTCAATAAGACAATCCATATTATAACTAACCAAACTTCTACTATCATAAGAGGTTTTATTGGTCTTACGATCAATCACCTTATAACATGAACCGTAATTTACTAATTCAAATCTTTCATTTACAATTTGAGCGATTTGTTTAACTTGACCGTTTGTGATTCTCTTAATCATCTTATTTAATTATTATAGCATAAAGATAGCATATGATTATAATATAGCCAAACAAGAGGTAAGAGAAGAATATAAATTTTTCTTTATGTAAGTAACACAATTAAGTGAAGCGTAATTTTTGAACCTAATATCATATTAACCCATTTCGATTTTACTTTTACGCACCCGGGCGGAAATCATACTTTTGCGGGTTCACACGACCCTATTAATTTGATATTATTATCAGATATAAATATCACCAAAATATAGAAAAACAAAAAAAGAGGTAACTTTTCTTTTACTTGTAAAATACCTGGATAAATAACACCAGGCACCTAAATAATAGCAGTCGGTGCCTGGGCCGTGGTCCTTTATTTTATAATGTATTTAATATGTTTTACATCACACCTCAGGCTTAGGAGTGTTGTTATTATCTCCTTTGATAACAACAAAATATAAAATAATTAAATTCAACAGTAATAACAAAATAGGTATCATATACTTTTATTTTTTAGAATCGTATTCATCATTCATAAATTTGGCTGAGAATTTAGAGTCAGGTGTTCTTAACACAATACCTTCAACCATATTATTTTTGAAATATTCTTTACATTGTTTTTCAATTTCTTCTCTTGAATTAAAGATTCCCTCAAAAATTACAGGTGTATGTTCAAACCCAAAATCCTTAATATAATCAATAAAACTATCATGATTCATTTTATATGCTCTGTTATTAACATCATATAAATCAACTCCAAAAAATAAAATACCCGGTTCTAATTTAGAATGAGGATTATTTTTATTTCCTGAACCTTTCCATCCTGTCCCATAAGCCTCACCTCGTAAAATAAAAGGCAAAGAATATGTCTTTGAACTTTTTCTGATTTGATTTATATAAGGTTTGGCTAATTGAATGAATTTACTATCGTTTTCTACCCATTCTTTAACTCTTAAATCAGGTACATGTCCTGAGAAAAATTCTATGATACGTTCTTTTATAGTTGGATATCTATATCCTACAGTTTTATATACTTTTTCGGATTTAATCAAATTACGAGATCCTACTTCATAACAATTATTTAAAGGATCTACAAATATCGAAATAGAAGAACCATCAACCTTAACAGAACCTACTAAATCAATGGGATATTCAATATGTCCCCATAAGTTATTGATATTGGTTTCATCTGTTTTATAAACATTTTGAGGGAAACTTCTACCACCACTTTGTTTTTCCCCTGGAGTTGTTGGTTCTGGTTCTTCCCATTTAGTAATACCTAATAATTCAACAAGGTCAGTTTCCTCTAATGAACCCTCTTTATTGTACCTGAATTCATCATAAGGTAATAAATCATATACTTCATGATATGGTAATAAAATGCCTACTGAATAAATAGGTTCATTATCTCCAGTATGTAAATTAAACTTAACTGCTCGAATTCTATTATTGGAGCCTAATTTAGATTTTTTAGGATCGCCTCCAGGTCTAATAAATGATTCAAATAATGGAATATCACTCAGGCAATAATCGGGTTGAATATAAACTGCTTTATCTCCAATTTCATATAGATCCTTTTGAGCAACCAAACTAAAGCCATTTTCTTCTAATTCAATTTTTTCAATTGCATTTGCTTGTTCTTCACCCTTAAATAAAGGTGTTTTATTTTTGATTGTTACAATCTGTACAATTTGTTGCTCCATGTTTTTTATTTTAAAATTTTCTCAATCATCTCATACCCGTTAAAACATAACACATTACCATTTTTTCCTCTATAGATATTATTGGAAGGAATCTTATAATATGTAATTGTTTCTTCAAGTTGGGCCTGATTTAAGGTTAAGTTTTTTGTTTCAAGAGTATAGTCTTCATTTTCCTTTATATATACTCTAATTGTATCTGAGCCTAAATGATAGTCATACAGATAAAGTAATTCTTCAGATGTGTATTGTTCTGATTCAACCTCAGGAGTTTTAACCTCATCATTTAACGTAATACCACAATACTTAAGGAAAAAATATTTATTCCATTCTTCAAAAACTGCTCTCCCATTACAAGACCTCCTAACCAAACCTAGATTAGCAATATTACCTAAGTTATTTGCATAGTTATTTACTAGATAAGAGAAGTCCTCAAAAGAATCCATCCCTGTTATTACAAGACCATTTTTTTCAAGAATCGGTCTAATCTCGTCAAATTGCTCTTGTGAGCATTTCATTGCAATTGGGGATATTATTTCTTGTTTCATGTGTTTCTTATTATGATATAAATTTAAGTATCAAATCCTGGGTAGCCAAACTAATATTTGATCATTGCGGCTGTGTAAATCCTATCAATACACTCTACTTCATTTACCAATTTATACCCTTGGCTTTTGTACATTTTAACTTCGGCCATGATGGATCTAAGACTTGTGTTTGTTAAAAGCAATCTGTGTGTCATGTGTTTCTTATTATGATGTAAATCTAACATCCTATTTTAGGGGAGCCAAACTCTCTAAACTCAAATCTGTAAAAAATGTCCAATAATAATCTGCAATATAGCAGTCATCCTCATCAATTCCTTGATATACTTTAAGACCTAAATCCTCTACAATTTTCCTTGGGTTGAGCCCAAAATCTTCTAAAACATCAAAAGGTGTTTTATATCCGTATCCGTTTTTATACTCCAAAAGAAACACATACTCATCAACAGTTGAATCATGACCCACATAAATTAACTCTTTTGAAGGATATGCAGCTGAAGGGAAGTCTTTATGGGTGTATTTACCGTACAATTTTAAATTTGTTGTTTTCATCTTATTTTCTTTAATACCTAAAGATAATATGGGATTTTTAAAGGG